GCTCAACGCCACTCCCGTATGGGTAGTATTCCGGGATGGGACCCATTCGCTTAGTAAACTGATATCGTTGAACATTCGACCGCGCCTAAGCGATACGCCTAAGCGATACGACCCTGTTGCACCCAGGTCACGCTAGTGTTGCCCTAATGCAATGCCTCACTATTGCCGTGATGCGTCACCAATGGTGACATACTGAGACCCGGCATTAGCGAGACTGCGACATGGGCAAGCGAGGCCCTAAGCCCCGATACGAAAGCGCGGAGGCGCTGCGACTGGCGAAGAACGAACGCCGCCGGCTGGCCCGCGCTGCAGACCCGACCTATCGAGAGAGGGCCGCCCAGTATCAGCGCGCATATGAGGAGCGAGTCGGCCCGAAAGAGACGCTACGCAAGCGCGCCTGGATCAAGGCCAATCCGCTGCAGCGACGTAAGACTAGGGCTATCAGGCGAGGCCGGATCTATAGCGCGCCCGGTCATCACACACGCGCCGACGCGGCCTTAATCCTTCAATGGCAAGGCGGCCGGTGCGCCTATTGTGACGCCAGCTCAGACTTGCACCTAGACCACTGCAACCCCTTGGCGCGGGGCGGGTCTAACTGGCCATGGAATCTGCAATGGCTATGCGCCCGTCACAACGTGGCTAAGGGGACGATGACGGACGCCGAATATCGCGAGCGCGCCGGCCTTCCCCCTGACACGCCGATAGCGCTAGGCCTATGGCAAGCGGCCCTTGTGCTGCAGCTCGCCTAGCGTATCCCGCCCATGGTGACGCCCCCGCACCCCGCTACCAGGTGCGCCCCGCACCTCGCCCATGGTGATTTATTTTCAACAACGGGTTGACGCCCCAAAAGCTTAGGCGCATAAAGCTTAGGCAATCCACGGAGTCCCCGCCATGGCCGTCATCTATCGCGACACATACGAGTCCCGCCATTTTAGCTTTGAGGCATACGGCGCGACGTCCGAAGAGGCCCGCGCCGCCCTTCTCGCCGCCGTAGATCATCACGCCGCCACGGTTCCGGGCGTAGCCCCGCATTGGCCTGAAGATGTTCGCGGTGACCTTGAAATATACGGTGACCCGATCCCGTTCACCCTTGGAGTCGGCTATCGCGACGGCTCCCCGATAACGAAAGGCTAGGCCCATGAACCGCTACACCCTCGCCGCCCTTGAGTCCGCCGCCCTCGCTGCCGTGCTCGCCTTCGCCGCCTTCGCGTTCTGGCGTGTCGCCCTCTCGCCCATGGCGGGCGGCGCGGCCTCGCCCTTCGCCGCCGCCGGTATCGTGGCCACGGTGGCCGCCACGGTCGCCGCCGGACACGCTACCCGCGCCCTATGCGCCCGCTTCGGCCTTCGCTGATATGCCGCGCCCCCTAGACCTCGCTCGCAAGGCCGCCCGCGACGCCGGGGCGCGTCTTTACCCCTCCGCCACGCCATGCCGAGTCGGCCATATCGGCGAGCGCTACACGTCAACCGGGGCTTGCCGCGCGTGTGTCGCGCTGCAGATCCGCCGCCCGGGGGCCGCCCAGGTGGTCGCGCCCGACCCTCTCGCCAACGTCTTAGGATAGGACTCCGCCATGACCGCCCCCGCCCGTTGGGAACGCTTCACCGTATCTGCTACCCTTTCGGTTGCGATGTCGATTCACGCTGAAAGCGAAGATCAAGCCCGGCGCTGGATCGACTCCGCCTTGCAAACCGTCGAGATCGAACCGGGATACGCGAACGGCGAACAACCGCGACAGGAAGGCGGAGTCGACGTGGTGACCGGCGACGCCTTGGCGCGCCTTATCGCTGCAGCGCGCAACCGGCTATCCACCGTCCCCGCCGATTGTGATTGCGGGATTCAGGGGTGCGGCGTCTCCGATTGCCGTTGCGTTCGAGATGCGGCCGCCGACGCGGCCTTAACCGAAGCGCTCCGCCCATTCGCCGCCGTCATCGGGTAGCAGCTCGCCGCGGGAACGCTCGCCCGGTTGACTGCGTTTCACTATTTAGTTGACACGCCACCAAATGCGCCTAAGTTAAACGCCAGTCACCTGGAGCACCCCGAATGAACGCCCGCCCGCCCCGCGACGTCGTCGTCGTCATGGCCCTGCTAGGCCTCGCGACCGTCGCCCTTTTCTTCGCCCCCGTCATTATCCGCGCCGCCTTCGCCGCGCTCAACTAGGACACGCCACCATGAAAACCGCCTCTTACAGCTACGGCAAAAAGCCCATCAAAGCCGACGTTTCCGGCCTTCGCGAGACGCCGAAAGACGCGTTCCGCAAAAACGGGTTCTATCTTGAACTCGCCGTCATCGACCCCGCCACCGGCCGGACCATCGTCACCGCGCGATTCACCGGACCGGGGTCGACCGTCTATTGCGACGTTTGGCTTTACCAGAGGAAAACCGAGTCCGGCATGGCGAACCGGTCCGGGCGTGGTCGCGCCATGGCCGGGGGCTATGGCTATCACAAGGCGTCTGCAGCCCTTGGCTCCGCTATCGCCGACGCCGGGGTGACCCTCTCGCAGCGCATCAACGGAGTCGGCGACTCGGCCATGGAAGAGGCCGTTATGGCCGTCGCGAAGGCCTTGAGCGGCAAGCGTCGCTTGATCCTTCACCGCGCGCACGCCTAACCCGCGCCGTCCGTTTCACCATCATATTGAAAGATCACCTCATGACTAACTCTTACGACGTCGAATACACTGACACCTTTGGAGGCGAAGCTAACTATTCGTGGGTTCGCCGCGCGGTGGTGACCATGCCAGAACTAACCCATTACGGTTATGACGGTGGAACGAACTATGGCAAGGCAAACAAGGTCTATCAGCGTGAGTTGATGAAACGCGCCAAGGCTGCACTAGGGCTGACTGGCGTTCGCGGCGTTCGCCATGATCATGGCGACGCGGTCGAGTTTCGACCCTATGGTTCCGCGACCGTTCTTTTTGTCACCTATCGCGAAGACACCTGACTCCGCGAAACCGGGCGGCCCCGTCGCCCGGTCCAACGGTAAGCGCGCCTAGTCCGTTGCTGAAGAGCACGGCGCGAGAGGGACTCCCCCATGACTGACACCCTCGCGGCCCTTGTCGCCGCCCGCCGCGCCGGACCTATCGGCGAAGGGATCAACGGACCGGAACGACTCGGCGAGCTGCTAGACGCGCTGGACTCGTTCATCGCCTCGCCCGCCTATCGCGTCGCCGCCCTCCGCGCGGACGGGATTCACGTTTACCCGTCCGGGTCGCCCGGCTTTCCGCGTTGGACCGTGGCGCAACTGCAGGGGGCTTCCTGGACTCGCGTCATCGACTACGCCGACTCCGAGCTGGCGGCGATTGAGCTTGGCGAGGCGACGCCCCTATGATCGTTCTCATTGTGGGCGTGCTCGTTATCGGCGTGGCCATGTCGTCACGCGACGAACGCCGCGCCGCTCGCGAACGCCTCCGCCCTCTCAGTCGCCGATTGTGGCCAGTCGCCGCCGTCCTATGGTTCGCGTTGCTTGAGCCCTGGAAATGGGGCTAGGCCGCGCCGCCGCCCCCGCCCTGCCCTAAGCCCCGCCCTCGCCCGGCGGGGCTTTTCGTTGTGCGCGCATCCGCTCCAGCACCGCCCCCGGCGTCACCTGGTCGCCGCCTGGTCGCGCCCTAGAACGCCAGACGCCCGCGCCGGGATTACCGGGCGGGCGTCATCACTTAGGCCTCTCGCGACCGGGCGCGGCCCGGCGGCCCCGTCGCCGCGCGCCATAGGGCGGAGGCGAGTCGACGGCGCACACAAAAGGGCCGCCCGGCGTCTCAGTGACGCCGGGCGGCCCTTGGATCAACACGGGTTCACGGCGGGTCTAGCGGTTCATGGGGCGGACTCCGGGCTAGGCGGTCAACTCAGACGGGCGGCGACGCGGGGCCGCCCGGTGACAGAACCGGCAGGACACCACCGATCGGCCGGCGTGTCAACCGATTGGTGACGCCGCCGGCCTGGGCGAGATCCGCGGCGACCCCACTCGGAGAAATCGGAGGCGACCCCACTCGGAGAAACCCGGAGCACCCCCACTCGGAGAAACCCGGAGCACCCCCACTCGGAGAAACCCGGAGCACCCACCCGAGGAAATCTGAAGCAGGCCCTCGGGGAAATCGGAGGCGACCACTCCTCGATTTTATTTTCAACATCGTGTTGACAGACTGTCGCCGCGCCGCCTATCGTCACCATAATGTTGAAACCGCAGGGACCACTGCACCATGACTGACCCCACCAACAACGTCGGCGGCCACGACTACGGCCGTGAAGACCTGGGCAGCGCCGCACTGGTCGCCGAGGCCGAGTTCGGCTCGAACGCCCCGCTCAGCCTCGACAGCTACCAGACCTCCACCGCGGACACCGCGATCTATCCCGGCAAGGGCACGCCGCTCGGCCTGATCTACTGCGCCCTGAAGCTGTCGGGCGAGGCCGGCGAGGTCTCGGAGAAGGTCGGCAAAGCGATCCGCGATGATGGCTTCACCACCGTCGACGCTGCCATTGCCGGGGACGGCTATCACTACAAAACGCTCACCCCCGAGCGCCGCGAAGCCCTGAAGGGCGAACTCGGTGACGTGCTCTGGTACGTCGCCAGCGCCGCCCGGGAGCTGGGTTTCGACCTCGGGCAAGTCGCTCAGGCGAACCTCGACAAGCTGGCCAGCCGCAAGGCGCGAGGCACGCTGCAGGGCTCGGGGGACAACCGCTGATGCGCCGCCTCCTCCTCATCGCCGCCGCCCTGACGCTCGCCGGGTGCGAGAACACCCAGGCGACCAAGAGCAGCCCGCTGCCGTCCTACTATCAGGACCAGCGCACCGGCATCTGTTTCGCCGCGGTCAGCAGCCAAAGCTACAGCACCTATCAGGTCGTGAGCATCGCCACGGTGCCCTGCGACCAGGTGCCGGCCGGGATGCTGCGCGTCACGGAGCCGGGCTGATGGACGGCCCCATCGTCATGATCGTCCGCGTCATCGCCTTGTTCCTGCTGATCTGGTTCGGCGCGGTCAACGCGACCAAGTTCTTCCGCGGTCACCCGATCAGCAGCGGCAGCTTCGCCTTGATGTCCGCAGCCGCGGTTGCGCTCGCATGGTCCATGGGGTGGCTCTGGTGATCCGCCTCGCCATCTCCTCCGTCCTGATCGTCGTGCTGCTGCTCTTCAGCGCCGCCTTCAACCTCACCGCCTGCGGCTCCGACGAGACCTCTGCTCCTGCCGCCGCGGCTCGCGAACCTGCCCCGCCGCGCTATCAGGCGCAGGTTCTCTGGATCGCCGATGACGGCCAGGGCAACGACGTCGCGAAGTTCTGCGACGCTGGCCGAGCCGTCTATGTCGTGGACGGGTCGTCCACCGTCGTGAACGTCAGCCCCGCCATAGCGGTGGTGCCCGGCGCCGAGGAGTGTTCGCTGTGATCCAGCACATCGCCCAGTTCCTGCTCGTGATGCTGATCGGCGTCGCCATGATCGCCGCCGTCGTCAACCACGGCCGCGAAGCCCCGCCCATCCGCTACAACGCCTGGCCCGCGGTCGGCGTCGGCATCACGGAAGCTGCGCTCATCTGGCTCGCCCTGGGCGGGTGGCCAGCGTGACCCGCTTCCACCTCCGCGACGGCCGCTGGGCCGCTGTCTGGCCCCGGCTCGATGCCGTGCGGGCTGTCCTCACCACCTCGGAGAAACCATGAGCCTCCACCGTCACCCCGCCCTGTCGCGCCATCCCGAGCAGCAGTATCTCGACCTGCTGCGGGAACTCCTCGACGCAAAGCCGCACGCCACCCGCAACGACACGGCCACCCGGTCGCTGTTCGGCAGGCAGATGCGCTTCGACCTGGCACGCGGATTCCCGCTGCTGACGACCAAGAAGCTGCCGTTCCGCATCATCGCAGGCGAGCTGCTGTGGTTCCTGTCGGGCTCGACCAATGTGCGGCCGCTGCAGGAGCAAGGCATCACGATCTGGGACGAGTGGGCGGACGAGGCGGGCGACCTCGGCCCGGTCTACGGGAAACAGTGGCGTCGCTGGGATGCCAACCAAGACGACGGCTGCTACGGCGCCTACCCGAGCAAAGCCATCGACCAGATCGCCAACGTCCTCGATTCACTCCGCAAGGACCCCCATGGCCGCCGGCACATCGTCAGCGCCTGGAACCCGGCGGACGTGCCCGACATGGCTCTGCCGCCCTGCCACTGCCTGTTCCAGTTCAACGTGGGCGCCGATGAGCGACTGAACCTGCAGCTCTACCAGCGCAGCGCAGACATCTTCCTCGGCGTGCCCTTCAACATCGCCTCCTATGCGCTGCTGCTGGAAATGTTCGCCCGGGTGCTCGGGCGTCAGGCCGGCGAGTTCATCTGGTCGGGCGGTGATGTTCATCTTTACTCGAACCACGTCCAGCAGGCGCAGGTCCAGATCCTGCGCGAACCGCGCCTATTCCCGACGCTGGCGACCTCGACGCACGAGGCCGGGCGCCCGCCGACTGACATGGATTCGTGGACGCTGAACGATTTGAAGATTTTCGATTACGAGCCGTGGCCGCACATCGCCGCGGAGGTGAGCGCGTGACCTGCGCCGCCCGCCGCCAGAACGACCAGATGGCCTGTGGCCCCTGCGGTGTGCAGTGGGACTTCGACGACCCGGCGCCGCCCCCGTGCGGTCTGGAGTGCGTCGGCGCGGCTGCACCCGTGCGAGATGAAGACGCGGACAAGGCGACCACGCTGCGCCGCAGCTTCGACTTCCACACTCCCGCCTACCAGCCGATCGACGACGACTTCGACGCGCTCGACATACCCCACACGATGGCGATGCCATGACCGATCACGTCTGCCGCGCCCACCGCAGCGCCGCGGCCCCCTGCGAACCCTGTGGCCTCCACGAGGATGATGACGAGGCGTGCGGCCGGGTGGTCGAGGCGCCTGAACACGAGGACGACCAATGAAGCTCTACCGCTCCCTCGGCCGGGTCTGGACCGGCACCCAGCAAGACGCCCGCACCGCCCAGGGCAACAAGGACTTCGAGACGATCGAGGTCCCCACCGACAAGCCCGGCCTGCTGGCGTGGCTCAACACCTTCGACGTGCGGCCGGGCGACGCCCCCGACGACAGCATCGGTACGGCTGACCGCTACGGCGCCGACGAGCCCGTCATCTGGACCGAGGACGACATCATCCCCGACCCCGAGGCTCGCCCAGTTGGGCGCACCCAGGGCGACGGCAACGCGCCGCCGGTCAGCGCCACCGCCTGTCCGGCCTGCGCCCGTGAGCGCCGCGCCGCGACCATGGTGGCGAACGCGATGGGCTGCATCTGCGCCCTCGGGGACCTGCAGGACATCACCGAGGTCGAGTCGATCGACCGCCTCATCACCGCGGCGCAGGCACGTCGGGCAGCCCTCACCACCGCCGCGGCGGACCCGATGGGAGACATTCTCGGATGACCGAGGTCTTCGTGTTCGGCAGCAACCTCGCTGGCCGCCACGGCAAAGGCGCCGCCCTGGAAGCCAGACAGAACTGGGGTGCGGTCTACGGCTCCGGCGAAGGCTGGCAGGCCAACGGTCGGCTGGGCACCAGCTACGCCATCCCGACAAAGGGCTACCGGCTTGAGGTGCTGCCGCTCGACCATATCCGGCTCTACGTCGACGCCTTCCTCGACCAAGCTAGGTTGCACCCCGCGAGCAACTTCCGCCTCACGGCCATCGGCTGCGGCCTAGCAGGCTACACCCCCTCCCAGATCGCGCCCTTCTTCCGCGACGCCCCCGCCAACGTCATCCTGCCGCCCGAGTTCGTGGCGGTGCTTCAGCCCGAGAACCCTGCATGACCACCGCCCACCCCCGCGCCCCGCGCCTCGTTCTGCTCTATAGCCCTGCCCCGGGCTCGGGGAAATCCACCCTGGCCGACTACCTGGTCGAGCAGCACGGCTTCACGGCCATCAAGTTCGCGGACCCGCTGAAGGACCTCATTCGCGTGCTGCTGTTCGACCACTGCGGCATCGACCACGCGACCACCGAGCGCTACGTCGACGGTGACCTGAAGGAAGTGACCATCCCCGAGCTGGGCGTCACGTCGCGGCACCTGCAGCAAACGATCGGCACCGATTGGATGCGGGATCGGGTCCGCAAGGACGGATGGGTCCATATCGCTCGCCAACGGATCGCGCGCCTGCTCGCCTCCGGCCAAGATGTGGTCGTCGACGACATGCGATTCCCGAACGAACTGGAGATGGGTTTGGACTTCGGTGGTCAGGCGTTCCGTATCGAACGTCGCGGCACCTTGCGCAACACCAAGCACGTCTCCGAAGGCGGTCTCGACGACGTCCCGATGCAGGTGATCCACAACGACGGCACGATCGCCGATTTGGCGCTTGCCGTGGACCGCGTGCTCGGCTACGCCTGACCTCTAAATCACTATTTTGTTGACGCCTCCACCAAGGGACCTGCAGCCTATGTTTTCCACGCGCGCCGAAGTCATCGCCCGCCGCACCTACAACCGCCCCCTGAACGACGAGGGGACTGTCTTCGAGACGTGGGCGCAGACCGTCGACCGGGTCATCGGGCATCAGGCGTGGCTGTGGACGCGAGCGGCCGGCACGGACGAGCACCTGAGCATCAACCAGGAAGCCGAACTGGCCGAACTCCGCCAGCTCATGCTGGAGCGCAAGGTCACCGTCTCCGGCCGGACCCTGTGGCTGGGCGGCACCGACATCTCGAAGACCCGCGAGGCCAGCCAGTTCAACCCGCTGCCTCTCGACACACAGTTCATCGAGATGGGCGGAGTCGCCGCGTTCGAGGACTTCGATGATGGTGCGACGGTCATCGCCCTGACGCACGAGGGCAACTGGAAGCCCGCTCGTGTCTTCCATGCCGGCGTCCGTGAGATGCGGAAGCTGCGCCTGCGCCGGGGTCGGACCGTGATCGACCAGAAGTCGTCGGACGACCACACCTGGATCTTGAACGACGGACGTCGCGTCGAGGCCCGCGACATCAAGATCGGCGATCAGCTTCACGTTGCCCCGCGCAGCACCTTCTACGACTGGACGTTCGACAAGGCCGAGGCCGACGAGCAACTGTGGTGGTGCTACGGCTTCGTGTATGGAGACGGCGCCCTAGCGAAGTCCGGCAACAGTACGACGTCGCGAGTCCGCCTCTGCGGCGGTAAGGCGACCTTCCTGCCGCGCTTCGAGGCGTGCGGGTTCGAGCACAGCTTCCCTCCGTCGTGCAACGCCGACCCGTTCGTGTACACCGGGGCCTACCTGAAGACGCTGCCGACGAACGCCGAACCTCGCCTGATCAAGGCGTTCCTGCGCGGCTACCTCGACGCGGACGGCCACAAGAAGAACCAGCGCGGCGAAACGACCTTCAAGGGCATCGTCTGCAGCGACGGTGACGCCGCCGACTTCGTCCGCCGTTGGGCGCCCGTGTTCGGGCTCTACATTCTCGACGACCAGCAGGTCGCGCGGAAGACCTCCTATGGGATGTTCGAGGGCGCCGCGCTCAGCTTCACCACTGCGGCGCAGTCGCTGCTCTGGACTGTCGAGGGCATCGAAGTCACGGCGCCCGAACCCTGCGCCTGTCTGACCGTGGAGGACGACCACAGCTTCGTGCTGCCGAACGGCGTCGTCTCCGGCAACTGCTCCTTCCTCCGCGTCGAGACGGTCAGCGACATTGCCGACTCGTTCTGGCTGCTCCTCCAGGGCTGCGGCGTCGGCTTCGAGCCGATCCCGGGCATCCTGAACGGGTTCACCACCCCCAAGGAAATCAAGATCGTCGGCTCGACCCGCACCGACAAGGGCGGCGCCGAGACGAACAAGGAGACCGTGAAGAACGGCGTCTGGACCATCCGCGTCGGCGACAGCGCCATGGCCTGGGCGAAGGCGGCGGCCAAGATCATGGCCAACAAGACCACCGCCCACACGCTGGTGCTCGACTTCTCGGAGATCCGCCCCGCCGGCCAGCGGCTGAAGGGCTACGGCTGGATCAGCAGCGGCTGGCAGCCGTTCGCCAAGGCCGCCGAGCAGATCGCCGCCCTGATGAACCAGCGCGCGGGCGAACTGCTGACGCGCATCGACATCCTCGACATCATGAACCACCTCGGCACGACCATGTCGTCGCGCCGCAGCGCCGAGATCGCTCTGGTGCCGTGGGCGGACCCCGAGGCCGAGGCGTTCGCGTCGGCGAAGCGGAACTGGTGGGAGCACGAGGCGCTTCAGCAGATCACGGTCACCAACACGCCTGAGCCCGAGAGCGACGCCGACGTCGAGCGGGTCATGGAGCCGGGCGAGGTCTTCACCGTCTGGGATGAGAAGTCCCATCCGCTCAGCGCCCAGATCGGTGCAAACGAGTGGGTCAGCAAGGGTGATCTGGTTCGGCCGCGCGCCCACCAGCCGCGCGCCCAACGCCAGCAATCCAACAACTCGCTGATGTTCTACACCCGGCCGTCGAAGTACGAGCTGGCCTACGTCTTCGCCCAGATGCAGTTGTCGGGCGGCTCGGAGCCGGGCTTCATCAACGCCCAGGCCGCGTCCAAGCGGGCGCCGTGGTTCAAGGGCTGCAACCCCTGCGCCGAGATCCTGCTGGGCAACAAGTCCTTCTGCAACCTCATTGAGGTGGACCTGGCGAAGTTCAACGGCGACTTCCCCGGCCTGCTCAATGCAATGCGCCTCGCCGCGCGCGCCAACTACCGCCAGACGTGCGTCGACCTGCGCGACGAGGTGCTGCAGTCGTCGTGGCACGAGCTGAACAACTTCCTGCGGCTCTGCGGCGCCGGAGTCACCGGCATCGTCGGCTGGGAGCTTCACCAGGACCCGGTGGGGATCGGTATGCTGGGTCACGCCGCGCGCCTTGGCTCCCGTGACATGGCCGACGAACTCGGTCTGCCGCGACCCAAGGCGACCACGACCATCAAGCCCTCGGGCACCCTGTCGAAGATCATGGACACCACCGAGGGCATCCATAAGCCGCTCGGCCGCTACATCTTCAACAACGTCAACTTCTCGAAGCACGATCCCGTCGTCCAGATCCTGCGCGACGCCGGCTACCGGATCATCGAGAACCCGACCGACGACACGGCGGTGCTGGTCACCTTCCCCGTGGCCTACGAGAACGTCGAGTTTGACATCGTCGACGGCAAGCACGTCAACCTGGAGACCGCGGTCAGCCAGCTCAACCGCTACAAGCTGTGGATGGACAACTATGTCGACCACAACTGCTCGATCACGGTCTCCTACTCGCCCGACGAGGTCCCGGCGATCGTGGACTGGCTGATCGAGAACTGGGAGCACTACGTCGGCGTGTCCTTCATCTACCGCAACGACCCGACGAAGACGGCGGCGGACCTCGGGTACTTGTACTTGCCCCAGCAAGTCGTCACGGAGGCTGACTATCGCGCCTACGCTGACACCCTGCTGCCGGTTGATTTGGGTGCCGGTGCCGCAGCGGAGATTGAGGATGGCGGCGGCTGCGCGACTGGCGCTTGTCCGATCCGATAGGCTATTGACGCGCACGGATTCACCTTTATGGTGACTCCTCAACAACTACCAAGGGACAGACTACGATGGCCGATGACGCATCCTTCGACTCCTCGCCGGACGTTCTCGGGGACAACGCTCAGGGGCGCCTGCGCTCGTTCGTGGAACGGCTGGAACGTCTCGACGAAGACAAACAGGCCGTCATGGTCGACATGAAGGAAGTTTTCGCGGAGGCCAAATCCGAAGGCTATGATGTGAAAATCCTGCGCAAGGTGCTCCGCATCCGCAAGCAAGACGCCGCCAAACGGCAGGAGGAAGAGGCTATACTTGACCTATATTTGAGCGCGCTCGGCCTGATCTGATGCAGGTCGCCCTCCGCTTCAAGGTGTCCGGCTCTCGGCTCGAAGTCTGGGAGGGCGACCGCCTCATCCGCTCCACCACAGTTGACGCCCTCGCCGATGTCGTGCGCCGCCTCCAGCGCGGCCGGCAGGAAGTCTCCCTGTGACCCCGTTCGAGCGCTGGTTCAGCAGCGACTTCGCCAAGGCACTGAAGGACGTCCCGAACGACACGGACGTGCTGTCCTCCGGGTTCAGCATCCGCTCCGCCTCGTGGGACCGCCGCGCCGCCTACCTGCTCTGGGTGGAGCGCGGCCGACCAGAGGCGCAGTGGCACGCTCAGACGTGGCCGACCGGCAATCCCGGCGCCGACGACTTCATGCGGCGCCGCTACGAGACCCCGCCCGCCGCCACCACCAGTGACCCTCTGGCCGACATCCTCGGCGACGCCCCTGACCCCATGGGAGACATCCTCGGATGAAGATCGTGACCTACGTCTCGGCCGAGCACGGCGCCGTCGCCCGCATCCTGATGGACGGCGGCTTCCTGCCGGTCATCGTCAGCGCCGCCACCGAGGAGGCCGTCCGCACCAAGGCGCAGGCGTTCTGGGACACCGAGCGCGCCCGGCTGCAGGGCGGAGGCAAGCCACGGGGTGCGCTGGCGCCCGAGCAGATCGACCTCGAAGAAGCCATCGCCGCGACGCCGGCCAATCCCTTGGAAGACATTCTCGGATGACGACCGTTAGCCTCCACGAAGGCGACAACCGCGAGACCCTGCGTCGCCTGATCGACCAGGGCGTCCGCGTCCACGCCGTCGTCACCGACCCGCCCTACGGCCTCACGAGCGTCACCAAGCGCTTCGGGAAGGAAGGCGCTGCGCCGGCTAAGCACGGCACCGATGGCGCGTTCGCCCGGGCGTCGGCAGGCTTCATGGGCAAGGCGTGGGACGGCACCGGCATCGAGCGCGATCCGGAGTTCTGGCGCCTGATCTGGGAGATCCTGCTGCCGGGCGGATTCGTGTTCGCGTTCTCCGGCTCCCGCACCGGCCACTGGCAGGCCTGCGCCATGGAGATGGCCGGGTTCATCATGCACCCGATGCACGGCTGGGTGTACGGCTCGGGGATGCCCAAGGCGCACAACCCCTGCCCCGCCATCGACAAGCACATGGGCGTCGAGCGCGGCACCTATGCTCCCGGCTCGCCGGAGGCCCAGCAGTGGGACGGTTGGCGTCACGGCACCCAGTCGCAGAAGCCCGCCCTGGAGCCCATCTACCTCGGCCAGAAGCCCTATTCGGAGAAGACCGGGGCGCTGAACCTGCTGAAGCACGGCGTCGGCGCGGTGAACATCGACGCGTGTCGGGTGCCTATCGACGCTCAAGCCGACGCCTCCCAACTTCGGACGATGAACCGAGGGCAGAGGACCGAGGATCAGAACGAGCAGGAATGGGGCCTGTCGAAGGGCGGCGGTGACACGCCGACCGTGGTGCGCGCGGACGGACGCTGGCCCGCCAACCTGATGCACGACGGCTCGGCCGAGGTGGTCGCGCTGTTTCCGGCCAATGCTGGGGCGTCCGCACCGGTCAAGGGCACGGAGGCGTCGATCAGCGGCATCCACGGCACTTACAACCCGCGCGACCGTGTCCCCGGTGCCTTCCATGCCGACTCCGGCTCCGCAGCTCGGTTCTTCAACAGCTTCCCCGATGGCCCTGACGCCGACGCGATCATCTACCACGGCAAGGCGTCCAAGGCGGACCGGGAGGGCTCGAAACACCCGACCGTCAAGGCGATCGGCCTCATGGAGCACCTGATCAAGCACGTCACGCCGCCGGGTGGCATCGTCCTCGACCCATTCGCGGGCAGCGGCACCACCGCCGCGGCAGCTCGGCGCCTGGGCTTCGACTGCATCCTGATGGAGGCTGAGCCCGAGTACGCGGCGTTCCTGCGTCAGCGGTTCAACCTGCCCGCGCCCGCCGCCAGCGACGCTCTGGACGACATCCTCGGCATCGAGGCTGCCCCCGATCCCATGCTCGCCATCCTCGGCTGATTATTCTCCTAGTTGTAGGACTTTAGTCATTGCCCGGTTGAATGATCCGCGCTAGGAGAGTCGCACGGTCGCTTCAGGCCGGATTCGTCGGGGACTGTCCTACCATGAGCACTGAAACCGCTGTCGGCGCTGCCGCGCTTCCGCTGTCCTTTGTTTACCAGGATGGTACGTCGACGTGCTTCTGGCGTCCCGATCGAGATGGGGAGTATGCCGAGCAGAACGCCCGTGGTCGCGCTTACGCTTTGGAGTTGCAGTGCTTCATGCACGCCAGTGGAAATGCTCAACTTTTCGGCAGCGTCATCCGGGCGATCGTCGGCGGGGGCATCTATGGTGCGGTTGAGATCGGCTTCTGCAGCATCATCGGAAGCCAACTTTTTGCTCAAAAACCCGTCAACCTTTCTTAATCTGTGCCACCCCATGTTCCTAGATCAAGTAGGAGTGAAACATTGTGGCAGTCCACCCTCCCACGCAGATACAAAGATCCGAGACTGCCGAAGTTATCTCGATCTCAAATGCTATCTGCCCGATCAGGAAGCTGGTCGCTACCGATGGTAGAGAGGTCACGATATACTGGCACCCCCTCGTCACCGGAGACTGGGCGAAGGACAATAAGCAGGGCCGGGATTACGCCACCAGGATCGTCGCGAGAGCGCAAGCTGCCGGGAGTCCTATGCTCATCTTCCGGGTGATCGGAGACATGGTCCGCGCTGGTCGCTTCAATGGCGTCGAGGTAGGTTTCGTCCAGAAGGTCGCAGAATATCTGGGGCGAGAGGGTTAGGCTGCCAACATCTCGGGGGTAACAGTGTTGCGGCCGACCAGCCCAAACCGTTTATGGTATGTCATGGCCGTTGCCTCGCGCTCTGAGATCCACCCGCCGCGGGCGGCGTAGGCATCCCTGGCAGCCAAGGTCGGATGTTGCACCACGGTCATGCCGGAGTGCTCCTTCTCGTCCTTGTGGTGACGGTGCCCGGTGTGGGCGTAGCGCTTGGTGGTCGCGCCCCAGATCACCGGGTACTGCGACGCGAACAGCAGCGGCAGTGCTTCGTTCTTCGACAGATGCCCATGATGGAAGCTGAGCATCACCCGGTCGTGCTGATAGACATAGTACGGCAGGTCGCTGTCGTTAACGGTGATGCGAGGCTCGTTCTCGTACAGCGCCTTGAACATGTGCCGCAGCCACACTGACGAGGCCATGTCGTGATTCCCCTCGGCGAGGATCAGGTGGACCTCCTCATGCTGCGTTAGGGCGATGTCGATGATGCGCCGAAGGATGCGGATCGCAGAACCGACCATCTTCGAGAACCGCCCATCGGCGTCGAGAATGTGCCCATGACTGGGTGTCACGGCAGTCAGCGAGTCATAGTGGAGGAAGTCGCCGAGCTGGTTGATGATGGCGACTCGTGCAGCCGGCGCCGATACGATCATCTGCTCGAAGCATCCAACCAGGGTCCGCTCTGCGATAGCGAGATCCCAGTCGTCTCCGCCCTCCTTGTGCCATGCCAGCATACCAACGTGGCTGTCGGTGAAGGTGTACAGGTTACACAGGTCGGCCAGGGTTACGAGCGGTCGCGCGATCGGGGCGACCCTCGGTAGATCTTCGGCCAGTGCGGCGGCAGCGGCGCGCATCCCGTCCGCGCGTCGCTGCGCGTCGATGGATGTCTTCACCCACTGGCCGCGCTGCTCGCCGCCCGGTCCATAGTAGGTCGAGACGCCCTTGATGACGTACTCGTCGTAGCCGTCGCGCGCCGGGCCGGCATCCTCGCCACCGGGCTGCATCACGGACTCGGGGCCTTCGCGCAGCCAGGAACAGGTCTCTTCGCCATCTGCGGTGTAGGCGGTCGTGATCTCGCGGGCGACGAAGCCGTCCGTGCCGCGCGGCTTTATGGCGGTCTGACGACGATCCAGACCGGCTTTGGCGTGAAGACGGCGCATGGACTTGTTGATCACGCCTTCAGAGACCTTTAGGGCTCTCTCGGCAGATGCTTCGTTGCCGTGCTCAGCGATGGCGTCCAGGAACTCAATCTGCCTGGCGGTGGCGTGCTTGCGCAGAAGCGCGTCGGTATTCCCAGTCATGCCCTATCAGGGATGCGACGGCGGCGGTGCTCGGGGGACCGGCGTCTGTTGAAGAAGCTGGCGCTCCAGCAGGTCGATTTTCGCGTCGGAAGCCTTGCGCGCGATGTCGTTGGCGCTGAACTGCGCTGCGGCCAGGTAGCCGAGCAGGCCGATGATTATGGAGAACAGTGCCCCGCCGGCCCACTTCAGGATGCCCTTGATCTCGCCGAACTGCTTGTCGACGTTCGACTCGATCTTCGCCATGCCTTTGTTGATGTTGGCGTAGCGTTCGGCGCAGATGTCCTCGTGGTTCTCGATGTCGCGGGCGTTCTGCTTCCCGAGATTGAGGGCTTCGTAGGCGATGGAGGCGGCACTGGAACGCGGGGTCGACTCTGCGCTCACTGGGCGGCTCTCGGGCAGCCCGCGACCACCGGTTCGAGTTCACCCAGGCGCGCGGCGCGCAGGGGTCGGCCGGCGGCCAGAAGCTGGTAGCGCGTGGCGGCGTCAGGGGCCTGACGCAGCGCCTCGTCCGTGTCCGGATATTCCGGCGTGGCGCCGAGCCCGGCGGGGACGCAGGGCGACGCCACGGGCACGGCCACCTCGACGGTGACGACGCGCGGCTCGGGCGCGGCCCCCGTGGTGGCGCAGGCGCCCAGGGTCAGCGCGGCGGCGCAAGCGCCGAGGCGCGTGACGACGGTTGTGTTGGCGGTCACTTCAACTGCTCCAGCAGACGCCCGTCCACATCGAGGACGCGCTGTTCAAGGGTGTCGCCCTGCGGCGGCCGGGCCAGCATCGCCGCGGCGTCGCGCCGAGCCTTGGCGGTCTCACGCTGTGCGGCCTGCAGCCGGGCTTCCGTGGCGGCTAGACGCGCGGCGTCGGCGGCGGCCTTGGCTCGCAGATCCGCGACTTGGCGCTCCAGCGCCGTCTTGACCTGGATGGTGTTGGTCTGCGCCTGCGCCAGTTTGACGACGTAGCCGGTCGAGGGGTTGCTGATGCGGTCGTCGAGGGCGCGGTTCAGCTCGGCCACGCGATGGTTCTCGACCTGCGCGGCGATCAGGAAGCCGGACGTCACCAGCAGCGCAACCGCGGCGGCACTCGCACCGATCTGCCAGGCGAACTTCGAGAACAGGATCTTGGCGGCACCCAGCATCGGTCAGGCCTCGTTCGTGGAGATGGCCCCGCTACGGGCGAGTCGGTACGGCTTCACAGTGTCAGGGGGGCTGGTGTACGCGGGGCGTCTGACGGCCACGCAGCGGGACTTGGCGATCCAGGTGATGCTGACCGAGTCAGACTGATTCCCACCTAGGGTACAGAAGTAGTTGTCGTCTTCGCCGATGTAGAAGCCGACGTGGCCGCCACCCTCGCGGCGGAAGACCAGCACGTCACCGAGCGACGCGGCCTTGCCGGGGAGGAAGACCAGCGGATTGCTGACGCTCAGGCCCTTGCGGATCGCGACGGCCGTGCCGAAGCCCGACCAGTTCAGCGCGTAGAGCGGGCCGGCGGGGATGTTCTTGCCGGCGCGCTTGGCGATGACTGCGGCATACAAACCGCACCACGGCACCTGATCGGCGGTGTACTTGTAGCCGAGCGCCGGGACCCCGACCTCCGCCGCCCAGCCCATTATGACGGCGCTGTCCCCTTTGCCGGCGACTTCCTTGACCCCGTATTCCTTCAGACCTTCGCTGATGATCCGCGGCAGCAGGCCGATCGTGTTCAGCCAGTCGTACTGTGCGGTGGCGCTCATTCTGGCGCCACCGGGTTGGTCGCGGCGGTGGCATTGGCCTTGGCGACGCCGCGGTCCTTCAGGCTGACACCGAGGCCGCCCAGTCCGAGGATGGTGGCGAGACCTCCGCCGAACCCGGTGCCGAACTCGATCATGCTGAAGGCCTGGTCGCGGTAGACCGCGATACCCTGGAAGGCGAGCGCGCCGAAGATGAAGACCAGGGTGCCCAGCACCCACAGGACCCGGCCGGCGTCATAGGAGACGTTGCCGGGTCCGCGCAGCAGGTCGTTCAGGAAGCCATCGGCGCGCATCAGCGTCAGGCCTTGCGGACCAGAACGCGCAGGGTGGCCGAGGCCAGGTTCAGGTCGGCGCCCGTTTCGTTGAGCAGCACGACCGTCACCGTGTCGGCGGCCGAGACGTAGCCGTGAAGCAGGCCGCCCGCGGCGTCGATGCTCAGCGAGACGGAGGTGACGTGGTCGCCGAGTGCGGCGTCGGTCACGGTGACCGTGGTCGAGGCGCGCGCGCCGTCCACGACGTTGGCGAAGTCGTGCGTCTTGGAGCCGGCCAGCACCTCACCCACGGCGTCGGCCAGACCCTCGAAGTTCGCCTTCAGAGAGTCAGCGTGCAGGCCGAGGCCGAGGAAGTCGGTTTCGAGGTTCAGGTTGTTGGTCTTGGCCATGATGTCGTATCTCTCTAAGGTTGAAACATCACTATGTTGGTGAAAGACATAGCACGGGAACGCACGAACGCCAAACAGGTCTACGCCAGGGACACCAGTTGCCAGCTCAGCAGGTCCAGTTCATTACCCAGATCCCCGCCACCCGCGTTGTTGGCGTTGTAGCCGAAGCCGACATGGGTGGCCGGGTTGGTCAGGAATCCGAACAGCGCGGTCGCGGCCCACCGCTTGGCGACCGCCCAGTAGACCCCGTCGAGAGACGTGTAGAAGATGCAGTCGGTGCCGTCGTAGACGAGACGCAGCCAGAAATCGCTGCGCCACGGGTACTGGTTGCCGCCGAGACTCACCTGGGCGCTGAAGGTGGTGTCGTTGCTGAAGTTGACCGTCCCGATGCCGAGCGACTCAAAGGTGAAGCCGATGATCGAGGAGCGCCCGGACGCCGCATCGCGCACGACCAGTCCAAAGGCGTTCCACGACGTCATGCGGGTGTGACGACGCATACGAGCCCTGACATCCCACGTTGTGTCGGGGATCGGCTTCAGCGCGGCCCGCAGCAGGTTGGTGTTCCCGTACTCGTAGACGTCCTCGCGCAGGCGCACGCCCGCGACCGGGTCGGTGAAGTCGTCCAGGTGGGTCTTGGTCGCGTCGAAGTTCTGCTGCGTCCAGGTGCTGGCGATGGGCGGGGCCGTGAACGCCCCCTCGGAGCCTGAGCCACCGCCACCGCCGCCGCCGTCGATCGTGACGTCCGCCACCCCTCCCCCGGCATCGCTGACCGTCACCCCCGAGCCGATGAAGTTGAGCCCCGTCAACGTGGCGATGACGGTCGATCCTTCGTCCTTGGCCGAGACGGCGCCCACGACCGCGTCGTTCCATGCGCTGCCGCTCCAGCGCACCCGCTTGCTCACGTCCTTGACCCACGCTTCCCAGCCGACCTTGGGCGTCAGGTAGACCCACGCGCCGTTGTCGCGCACAGCGACCTTCCACTGATTCGCGCCGGCCGTGGGTACGATGTAGAGCGTCCCGTCCGTGGGCGAGCCTGGCAGCGTGGTCGTCATGGACTCGACGGTCAGTTGGGCGACGGCCGACATCGTCAGCAGGTTGGTGTTCATTTCGTCGGTCCAGCCGCCGTCGCCGGAGCCGTAGCCTCCGGTCAGTCCCAAGCCGGGCAGGGATCGTCTGGTCATTCGTCGTTCTCTATGCTGTCAAATCAAGGGGTCATGGTCAGTTCGTCGAACCGCCAGTCTGGAATGGTCGGGAACTCGGTTCCCGGGTCGGGATCGTCGCCGCCGCCGCCGGGCGGAGGTTCGGGCGGAGGAACCCCGCCGCCGCCGTCGCCGCCCCAGTCTTCACCCCACTCGTCGCCGAAGCCGAACGGGCGGACTTTGACGCGGATTCGCAAGCCTTGGAGCGACTCCAGTCCGTCGCGCACCGAGATGACCTCCACATCGCCGAGCGCGTAGTCGTCGAAGGAGGCGATGGGGATCGAGAACGACGTGCCCGTCAGACCCGCGTGGGTTGTCAGCAGGGTGCCGTTGGGGTGGTAAACCCTGATGGTCGTCGTCTGTCCGGCCTCGGGAGCCACTGTGGCGTCGGTCCATCCGAGAACCACCGTGTCTTCCAGAAGGCGGTTCCGGTTGGACCAGGTGACGTCGACGGTCGACGGCGGCGTGGCGGATAGATCCACCACGTTGAAGGAGGCGCCGCCCACGGTCACGTTCGCAGGGCGCGAAGGCAGGTGCGGTCGGCCGGTCAGGGTAGCCCCGATCACAGGGGCATCTGCCTGGGCGAGTTGGCCGCGCGAGGTCCGCGTCAGCAGCTTGTAGCGCACGGGCTCACCCGCGGACCGGATGGCGCTGGTGTCCAGGAAATCGGTGTCGCGCTCGACGAACCAGATCGGAGTGCCGCTTGGCCAGGCGCGCGGGACCGTGTCCAGCACGCCGCGCTTCAGCAAATACCCATCCTCGTCGATCGACTGGATCAGGGCGATCTCCTGATAGACCTCAGTCGTCGCGCCGATGAACAGGAAGCCCGCCAGCCTCGGCGACGTCCGACCCACGATCGCCGGGAAGCTCTCGATCAGGGTGGTCGCCTCGGCCAGAAGCGCAGTGGTCGTGATGCAGTGGCCGAGGATCGGCTTGGAGGCGATGACCTCGCCGGCTTGATCGCCGTTGGGCAGCGTGGTGACCTGAGCGATGTCGTAGGCGACGACGTCGTTGCCCGCTTGACTGGCGAGAACGGCGGCCAGCACTTCCGGGTAGTCGAGGATTTCGGCGTTGGCGGCATCGAGCGCGGCCGAGGCGAAGAAGGTCGGCGCGGTGATGACGCGAACCGTGTCGATCGGAGTCGGGTCCGCGGAGGGGTCTGACCACTGGCTGCCGTCCGGCACGGTGTAGGCTGCGCTGGGCAGCGAGAAGATGTCCTCGTGAGCGCTGATGCCGATCTTGGGCTGCCCCGGCTTGCCGTAGTCGATCTTGACGATCCGCAGGACCATCCCCTCGATCTCGTACTCCGGGTAGTTCAGGACCACACAGCCGCCGGGCGTGAAGTCCCACGCCTCGCGGTTGACGTCGATCTCGAAGGTGGCCAGCGGCGCCGCAGCGGAGGAGAGGTCGCGCTTGGCCAGATACATCGCCAGGTCGACGTTGCGGACGCCATAGTAGTTGCGCGAGTCCGAGATGATCTCGCCGCCCTGGATCGTGATGTTCGCCAGATCCTGTGCGCTGACGGTCTCGTCTTGCTCGTTCGCCGGGTTGGTCCAGGTGACGACGATCTCGTTGGTCGTCTCGCCGAACAGCTTGCGGTCGAACTTGTTGACCACGCAGTTGGTGGGGTCCAACACCGGCAGGTCGTCCAGATCGTAGTCGTCGCGGATCAGCTTGAGCGTCAGCAGGCCGGTGCGAGGGTTGACGAACAGCGTCGCCTGGATGTGGTCGATGACCTCGCTGACGAAGGCCTCGATGGTGGACTGCCTCGTCCACTGCATCGACAGACCGAAACCCTCCTCCAGCAGGGCGGCGGCGCAGGACTCAAACGACGGGTGGTCGATGATGTCGGCCGGCGCGCCCATGCCCCAGTCGGTGCTTCGCAGGCACTCGTAGATGATGGCCGCCGGGTTGGCGTCCGGACCGATCATCTGCAGCGGAGTCGACAGGCCGTGGGGGGCGCGGCGCACCTTCGCCCAGATCGAGCGCAGATAGGGGTTGTTGGCGCCCCAGATGAAGCCTTGCGAGCCGCCATGGAAGAAGATCGACGCCAGTCCGCGATAGGCAGGGCACGTCGACGGCGTGCGCCCGAGCTTCCCGGCCAGCAGGCTCGGCATCAACTGGCTGTCCTCGCCCGGGAGATAGTGGGCCGTGCCGAGCAGGCCGCCCTCCTTTTTGGGGCCGCCGAACAGGTTGGAGTTGTTGATGGCGATCGAGGTTTCCGCCTCGGCCTCGCCCATCCAGGCGGACTTCTCGCCCACGGTGATTTCGAGCAGTGCGTCCACGGGGCCGTGACAGATGCCGTAGTGCAACGACATCAGGTAGTCGTTGACCTCCTGCTTGCCCTGTGACGACTTACCCATTGGCGGCGTCCTTCTCCAGACGCATCGTCACGACCCGCTGCGCAAAGGCGTCGCCCGTCGCCAGCAGCGTGGACGCAGGCAGGCCGTCGCGGATGAAGGCGCGGAAGTCGAAGCCGTAGGCCTCGAACCAGCGGCGCGCCCCCGACCCGCAGTGACCGGCGCGGGTGACATCCTCCATGCGGATCAGAGGGTCGCTATCCGTCATGCTTTGACCTTGTAGGTGCGGATGCTCTTGTCCCCGAACCAAAGGCAGTTCAGCCCCTTGACCGTGAGCGTGCCGAAGACGACAGGGATCTCGCGCCCGGCCTCCGCGGTCGGGTTATCCATGTCGCGCGCCGCTTCAGGCTTCGGCCCCTTGGGCTTCGGCATCAGCAGATAGGCCGCGATGTTCAGCGCGAGGCTGATCAGGAGCGGGATGAACCACAACATGCCTGTGTCGTATCACTAAACGGTTGACACGGGTAGTTGGTGAGGAGTAGTCAACTGGTGTTAGACAGCAATGGATTTCGACCAATGGCTCAACCTCACCAGATAGACCTTTTACCTTGTCCGTTCTGCGGGGGAGCGGTGACTGGCGCATCGAGCGGCGGACCCGAATGGGTGGAGTGCGACACCTGTCACGCGACAGGCCCTGCAGAACCAAAGCCATTCTCCGGGGCCGCATGGAACCGCCGCCCCGATGTAAACATCGCGTTGCCCAAACCGGCTTTAGCGCAACCCGATGGCTACACGACAGACGACGAGCTGAAGGCTGTCATCCGGCAATGGCTGGACGCTGACGACCCTACCGCATGGGGGCCTTTCGAGCGCGCTCTCGACGGGCTGATCAGCGGCGAGCCGCACCGCTGCCCCGTCTGCGGGTGCCTGTCGCTTGATGGGAAGGCGTACTTCCCTGCCAGAAAAGGAGCGAAGCCATGAGCCCGTGGGAACGCGCTTGGGATCGGTACTTGGCTGGCGAGAGCTTCGTCACTGCGTTTCGGCATGAGTGGAGGAAAGCCAAATGACCCAACCTCACTACATAGACCGGGAAGCCGTGCTCCGCGAACTGACCAGCGCAGCCGCTCGCGTCTTCAACAACATCCACTCCGGCAGATACACACGCGGACAAGTCTGCGACTGGTTGCGCGACCCCATCGACCGCGCACAGGCCGCACTCGACGCTCCGAGCGCCCCTATGGAGGCTGTGGCTTGGCGGTATCGGCACAAGGGACCGCTGCCCGGCGAGTATGATGGATGGGTTCTGACGACTGACGGGGGCTTTGTTCGAGGATTTCTCGCCGCACAAGGCGGTTACGAAGTCCAAGCCCTCGCAGTCATCCCCACACAAGGGGGAGGGGGACTGCTTGAAATGACCGACGACCCTGACGCCGAGGGCGAAGTCGATAGCAGTGGGATGACCATCAGCAGATTCGGCCATCCCGCGCACAATGTAGGCTGGCCTCCCGTAATCCACGAAACGACATGGCTGGCAGACGGCGGACAGTTCGTGAGCCTGTTCAAGAGGGGCGAGCGCGTGGTCTATGATAGCCGCATCGCACAGCCCTTCGACCTTATCGACGCAAAGCTGGCGATCTACCGCGCCAAGCGTGACGCCTACGACCCGTTGGCTGACGACACCCTGAACCGCCGCGATGCCTTCGGCCTGATTGTCGAGGCGCTGGAAGTGGTCATGACCGTCCTGCGGGCCGAAATGTTCGTGCCGCCGGCAGAAGCCCCTAGTAATACTGGCTGACAAATCCCAAAGGATTTTTGGTGGGTATCCACGGCTGCCCGCCGTAGTTCGGCAGGTTGGCGAACACCGCGCAGCCGGTCATCTGGTGGTCGCAGCCCAGGCTCAACTTGATCACCGTGCCAGGCAGCAGGCCGCCGACCTTGCCGTTCAGCAGGATCAGGTTGGCATCCGCATCGACGCGCTGGATGGTTCGCAGCTCGACGCCCTCGTCGGTCTCCCATTCAGCCAGTCCGCCGAGGAAGTTGGCCTTGTCGAAGGCTCCCTGCCACCCGCCCGCGAAGGCGATGGTAGCGCCGCTGACCCCCGTGGGCGTGGTGGTCACGGTGAAGGCGGCGCGGTTGGCCTTGCACTTGTCACCGTAGAGCGCGTGCGGGCAGCCGTACTGGTAGCGGCGCCGCAGCCCCGGCCGGCGCATCGACGTGGACACGGGTTCGCAGGTCAGGTTCGCCTGCGTCTTCTCGCGCCCACAGCTCAGCACCCGGCCTGTCCACACGGCCAGGAACTCGCCATCCGCCTCGTGACCCTGAAACAGGGTGACAGCGACGACACTGGACGGCGGCGACACCTTGAACAGATCGGCGATCTCGGTGTCGTGGGGCACGTTGATCGACATCTTCGATTTGTCGAGCGTCCCCGAGGCGACGATCGTGCCGCGCTGGATCGGGATGGGCGCGTAGGTCGTGCCGGCGAAGGTGATCGGCTGCTCGGCGTCGGTGTAGGCGAACACTCGCTCCTGCCACGAGAAGCGGTACAGCGTCAGCGGCGCGCCGCGCGTGCGGCTGGTTTCGCGGGCGACGAAAGTCATGTGGTGATCCCCGGGTAGCGGACGTTGACGAGATAATCGAGCGAGTCGAACAGAGGCAGCGCGGTCGAGGCGCCCCAGACCTCCAGCACCCACATCGCGGCGCCATCGTAGTCGGCAATGGGGTCTTCCGCGGGCAGCGCCTCCAGCGTCTGCATCGACAGCGTGGTCTGTGCGACACTGTCGGTCAGCCACTCGAACGTCATCTGGTCCGAGGCGAGCCGCATCACAGGGAGCCACGAGACCATCAGGATCTCGTCGATGGACAGATCGGTCATCCATGGCCGGTCGATTGACAAGATTGACGCCTCACCGTCGACGTCGGTGACGACGGTGATGCCGGTCACCCGGCGGAACATCATCCGCCCGTCCGTGGTCATGACGGCCAGGGCCTTGTGCGTCAGGTCGTCAACGTAGGCCTGGTAGACATCGGTGCCGGCGACGCGGATATGGCTGACGCCCTCGACCAGGTCGAACTGCGGCGGCAGGTCGTCCAGCCACGTCGGCATCAGGAACTCGCCTACCTGACCGACCTGGCGGTTGAAGAACTGCTCCAACTCCTCGGTCTGCTCGACACCCTGTCGCACGAAGTCGGCGCGGCGGGTCATCGTCCCGAACGCGAGGGGGTTGTAGGTGGCCGTGCGGCCGAAGCCGTAGTCGATCGACTCGGTCTCCCACGCATAGCTGCTGTCGACACCAGCAGCCCAGTTCGGCCGCGTCGCGAAGACCTCGCGTCCGTCGTGTACCAGATAGCCCGGTGCGCCACGGTTCGCGGCCTCGCTTCCCGGCTCGATCGAGAAGTTGAAGCTCATGCGCGACGCGCCGTTGGTCAGATGGCGGGCCGTGAGGGTTCCTGCCAGACGACCGCTCATCGCCGGTCGCACCTCTGCCCCCGCACGCAGCGTCTCCGTAAGGGGCGCGTCGAGGGTCAGGGTAAGGCCGTCGACCTCGTCCACGATCATGACGATGCCGCCGTCCAGCACCAGCGTCTGCCCCGCGGTCATCCACCCTGGGACGCGGTCGATCTGGATCTGGTCGGCTCCGGGCGGCGCTCCATCCGGGCACACGACCGAGCGGGTGGGGTCCGGTAGCAGCCACGGTCGCCCCTGCCACTTGCTGAGCACGCGGTCCAGCGTCCGCATGTCGGCCTGCTCCAGCACCATGCCGTAGCCGATCTGCCGGCGCGCGGTCTGACGCAGGGCTCGGCGTTGCTCGTGTCCGTCGCGGGAGACGACGATGTCCGTGCGGAACTCCATTCCGACGTCGACGGCCTCGCTCCAGTTGGGCGGGAACGGCCACAGACGGGCGCGGCGTCCCAGGACGGTCAGACTGGGCGAGTCCCCTCGGCCGGAGAAGCCGAAGGTGAAGACCGTGTCGAGTGTCGCCGGACCTTCCTCCTCGGGGGAGATGATCAGGTCGATGACCTGCAGCGGCTCCAACACAGTCGTCGGGACCGCCCCGCCCAGCGCCAGATTGGCGTCGCGGTTGCGAGTCGTGCTCCCGATGGTCGTCGGGGTCAGGTAGGCGTTCCACAGCGAGGCGGTGCGGGTGGCGCCGCCGCTCACCGCGCCGAAGTCGATGACCTGCGGCAGGACGTGGATGCGGTTGTACCAGTCCTCCACGAACGTCGCCGCCCGCGCGCCGCCCTTGGCCACGTTGCGCACGGAGATGGGGCGCGCGCTGGTCAGCGGGCCGGAAACCTTGAGGGTCGCGTCGTAGCCGTCCCGCGTGCCTTGCGGCAGCAGATGGTCGCCCGGGACGTTGACCGACAAGCCGGGCGTCGGGGCGAACAGGAAGCCGGTGAGGAACGCGCCGCTGGTCAAGGTCGCGTCAGTCCTTCGGGTACGCGTAGCCGACGTTGAAGCTGGTCTCGGCGACACCCCAGCCCGAGGTGGACTTCAGCACCGTCGCATCGCCCTTGGCGAAGGCCGGGAAGACCTTCCACGTCTGGCTGCCGATGACGAACTCGCCGCCCGGCTCCAGGTCTGCCATGTTGACCATCCTCACGCCGGCAGGGTGGCCGAGCGGCGCGAAGACAGTGTCGTCCGACGTCGGGATCGAGGCGTACAGGTTCAGCGGCGTCAGGATCTGGACCCCGGCGAAGGGCGACTTGCCGCGCGCCAGATAGCCGTCGTTGACGTCGTCCTTGAAGCCGCCGACCGCGTAGCTGGAGTCGTTCTGGTTGTAGAACGGCCACTGGGGGCCGTAGAAGCGCCGCCACGACGTCGGGTTGCCGGCGTGAACGGCGTTGACGCCGCCCTTCATGTTGTAGGTCGCGATGTCGTCGCGCATCCCGCCGAACAGGTAGTGGGCGTTGCGGTAGCTCATCGGGTAGGCGTAGATCGAGTTGCTTGCGCCCATGTTGGCGCTCCCGACCACCTCGCCGCCCGTGTACCCGCCGGCCTTGACCATGTTGCCCAGATACAGGTGGCGGTAGCTGTTGAAGCCGTACTCGACCACGATGGCCATGAACGGCTCCGGGGAGTCGTCGGCGAACAGATGCACCTTCGAGGGGATCGAGGTGGCAGGGGTCCCGCTGGTGCCGTTCAGGCGGGGCGAGATGATGCGGGCGTTCTCGCCGCCCTGCGTCCAGGTGAGCGTGTGGTCGGCCCCGCTGACCGATGCCGCGAGCTGGAAGGAAATGCCCCCGCCCGCGCGCGTCAGCACCGGGGACGACGAGACGCCGGTCACCGTCCACCCGTTCGTTGCGGCGAACGTGGCGACCAGAGCCGGGATCTGGCTCAGGCTGGTGATGCTGGATTCCTGATAGGCCAAGCGTGTCTCTCCGTATCAGGCCAGGGCCAAGGCCCAGTAATCGCCCTCGCCCGTGCGGAACACGTCCTGCACGGTCAGGTGATCCACGCCGCCCACGGTGACGAGGTTCTGCGACGAGTTCCCGAAGCCGGTGACATGGAAGCAGCCGTCCAGCACCCCGTAGGTCTGGTCGGACGGGCTCTCCTGCACCAGCGTGAACGGCGTCAGCAGCAGGTCGCCGCCGAAGCAGGACCGCATCCGCCAGCGCAGGGCCTCATGGCCGAAGTGGGTGGTGTCGCCGTTCACCGACAGCCCGAAGCCGCCGAAGAACTTGCGCGGCGCGATGGCCACATTGGTGGGGTCGCCGAACACGCCGCAGCTCAGCCAGTCGCCCTGCGGGCTCAGCAGCCATGCCGAACCGTGGTGGATGCCGGGCGCCGTGTCGTAGTGGCTGTGGGGGAAGTGGCGGTGATAGACGCTGGTCGAGCGCCAGGACGACACGTCGGTCGCGTCCGTCTCGCCGGCCGACCCGCCGATGAACAGCGGGTAGCTGTACTGGTCGGGCATGGCGTAGGGCAGGATCAGGCCGCCGTACATCGTCTCGAACACGGTCGAGATCTTCAGCACCACGGCGAAGCGGCGGCCGTTGGCGACCAGCCAATGTGACATCGTATTGCTGTCGGTGAACATCCGCACGACGTGGGGGGTGCAGTTGACGTGGCCCGTGATGCTGGTGGCGCTCGGGATCACGCCCGTCATGCCGATCAACTGAATCTCAGACTCGTCGTCGCTGACGCGCTTGATCCCGCGCAGGCCGATATAGACTTCGTCCTCGTCGGAAAGCCCCGGACCCTTCAGAACGACACCCGCTTGCTGACCGCTCCCGTGCGTCCAGACGATTTCCCACGCCTCTCCTGCGGAAACCAGATCCGCGTTGGAGGTCAGGAAGGTGATCAGCTTTGACCAGAGGTCATCGTGGTCGGTAGCGGTGCCGGTCGCGAATGCCATGGATGTTGTCGTATCACTAAACGGTTGACAGGGGAAGAAGGTGGGGTGTAGTCAGCTTCTTGTTGAAACACTTTCACGCCTGTCAGAGAGGCACGACGACAATGACCTACAAGCATGACTTCCGTGGAGGCGACACGATCCGCCGAATCGCCAACCCCGTCGAGGGGGTGCGCGCGATTCGCGACGTGTCTGCGGTCCAGCCGCATCGTGCGCCGTGCTCGGGATATTCGGTATGCTACATCGACAACACCGGCAAGACGACCTGGTCGACGGCCAGCGACTTCGAGCTGATCGCCCGCGCTGGCGAGCCGGTGAAGTACCAGGCCGGCGACGTGGTGGAGTACGCCTACAATAAACCGCCGACTGTCCGCGGAAAGGTAAAACCCGGCGTCAGCGTCACCACCATCAAGGTCGAATGGGACAACAAGGCGTGCTCCGACTACACCTATGTGCCCGGGGACCTCCGACTCGTCCACCGCCCGGACGCCGCGGTCTCGACCATCGCCGCCGTCGCGAAGGAACTGCGGCCGTCTGATCTGCAGGTCGGTGATCGGGCGCGATTCATCTTCGAGGCGACGGTCACCGGTCCTCTGAGCGACACGACCAGTATGTTGTTCTCGGCCGAGGACGTGGCCACCGCCACCATCGAACTGATCGACCGGCCGCCGTTGAAGCCCGGCGACAAGGTGCGCGTCGAGGGCGTAGAGGGCGTCTTCGTCACCCAGAAATACGGCGAGACCGTCATCGACACCGGCTCGGAGTTGCTGGTCAGCGAGGCCGGATGCGCGGTGGAACGAGCGTGACCAAGCCCCTCCCCCAGCCCGGCGACCGGCTCTACCAGACGCAGCGCGTCGGGACGAACCGCTTCACCAAGGTGGCCGTCGACATCCTCCAGCGCCACGAGGACGGCTTCTTCACGGTCGCCCTGAAGGACGGTCGGGCGCGGCGCTGGTCCCCGGAAGCGGTGGCGAAGCTGAGGGCAGGTTAACCCGACGCCGCGCCACCGAATGCCGCCTGGTTGTCGCGCACCCAACTCAGCATGACCTGCTCGCCCACCTTGGTCTGCAGGGCCATACGCAGCGCCTCGGCCGGGTCGAAGACGTTCACGACCTTGACGTTGGCCGCACCGCCCCCGCCACCGCCGCCGCCATTGGCGATGTGGCGGGGGTCGTTGCGCGTCAGCACCTCCTCGCCCTTCTGGAGGATCGCGGGCATCTCGTTGGGTCGGAGCCCGGCGATGCCGCCCGTGTGGTAGCGCGTGGCGTTCGCGAACCACGACGAGTCGACCGCCCGAGCCGTGCCGCCTTGTCCGACCACGCCACCGTCGTGGAACATCTTGCCGATGAACGACGCGATCGTCCCGCCGACGCCACCCGCGCCACCGCCGCCCCCGCCCATAGCGCTGCTGACGAGATTGAAGATGACCTGTTTCAGGATCATCTGGGCGATCTGGCGCAGGAAGTCCGAGGCGAACTGGAGGAAGGCGTTCTTGAGCGAGTCGATCACGTTCTCGCCGTTCGCCACCGACTGGGCGAAGCGGTCGAACGCGCTGGCCACGCCGCTGGCGAGGGACTCGTTGATCTGCCGCCCGGTCTGCAGGAACTGCGTGCCCAGGTTCTGGGCCGGCGGGATGGCGTTCTTCGCCGACAGGATGATGCCCTCGACCTCGGCGCGCGTCTTGCCCAGCGCGGCCAGCGCCTCGGGGTTGTTGGCGATGGTCTGCCACAGGCTCGTGAAGTTGTTGATCGCCGTCGTCAGCGCCGCGTTGACGCCGTTGAGCTGCGTTTCCAGCGTGTCGGCGGCGGCGTTGTTGCCCCGGTTCCGCTCGAACTCGATCGCCTGCATCAGCGCCTGGCGCTGCGCGGTCAGGGCGTCCATCTCGCGCTGGGCGGCCTGAACTGGCGCCTCGGCGGCGGCCTTGGCGTTGGCGAGGTCGAAGTAGGCGCCCGTGGTTTGCGCCAGCAGAACCAGTCGAGCCTGCAGCGCCGGATCATCGGCGGGGATGCCCGCCTTGGTAGCGTCCTCCCTCGCCTTCGCAATGGCATCCTCGATCGCCTGCTCGCGCTGCTTGGCCAGAAGCTGCTCGCCGGAAAGTCCGACCAACTCGCGCATCTGCCGGGTGTCGAGCGCTCGCGTTCGGATCTGCCTGTCGAGTTGGTCCGTGTACTGCTTCTGGCGGTCAAGTCGCTCCCGGTCCTGCTCGGCGTTGTCCGCGACGATCGCCTGGTTGGGCGCCGCCAGCATGTCGGCTTCTTGGTTACGACGCGCGCGGTTAACGCCACCGTTGTCGTTGCCGAGTCCGCGAACCGCCGCGGCGATCTCCTCGGAGCTCCCCGTCTTGACCGCGCTGATGATGCGTTCGGGGAGGCTGCCGTAGTTGTAGGCGATCGAGGTCAGCGCCGCTTGTTGCTGCGCGGAGAAGGCGCTGTAGCGTTCTGCGCCGATCTGGGACTTGATGACGTTGACGAACTCGCCGATGCGGCGCTCAAGGTCCCGAACGGCGTCCGCCTCTGTGACGCCTGTCGTATTCGCGCTGACCCGGCTGACCCGACCCATGGCGTCCGTGGTCGTGTCCGAACCGTAACCGACCCGATAGGCGTTCACGTCCCAGTAGGCGGACGAACGGAATCCTTCCTTGGCCTTGATCAGCGCGATGGTCTGGTTCAGGGCGGTGCCGGCCTCACGGGCAGCCCGGGCTTGCCGTTCGGTCTCCTGAGCGAGTTCGCGAGCGGCTTGGACTTGCGCCTGCTGAACCCGCTCCGTCTCGCGGCGGATTGCCTGCTCACGCATGGCCTGTGCGATGGCCCGGTCGCCGCTCGCCAGCATCTCCCTCTCGAAAGCCAGTCGACCGGCTTCCTCAATCCGCTGCTGTCCGCGGAGTTCGTCCAGCGCGTCGCGCTGCTCTTCGATGCGGATTTCAGCGAGTCGGCGACGGCGACGCTCGACAGAGACGGGATCTTCAGCCTGTGCAGGATCAGTCGCAGCGATCCGCTTGTTTTGGTCGATCAGTCGCTCACGCTCAGCGATCAGTCGCTGAATCTCCGCCGTCGACTCTGCGACCTGGTTGTCTCGGAACCACTTCCCCCCTCGCAGAGTGGAGCTATTCAGCTCGTTGATGTTCCTCTGCAGGCGGGCGACTTCGCGGTTGATTTCATCAATACGGGCACCGCTACTGACTGCCTTGCCGACTCCAGATACAGCGTCGGCAAGTTCATTCAGGGCATGGGTGATGCCTCGCACCACGCTGACCTGCGCGAGTCGATTGAGAAACGCCTGCCAGATGGTGTCCAGCGACCTGATGGCGTCGGTCCACGGGCCGCGAGCCTTGTCTGCTGCGTCCCCCATCCTTTCGACATAGATGGACAGTCCCCGCGCCCGAGCTTCGTGAGCACGCCCCTCCTCGAAGAGGGTGCGGATCAACTCAAGTTCGGACGTGGTGTAAGTGTTCGTCTCCTCGTTCAACCGCACGATGGCGTCGTAGCCGCCCGTGAAGGCATTCGCGAGCTTGGAGGCGGCGTCAGGAACCTTGGTCCCCATGACGTCGGCCATATCTTGCGCGGCCTGTCCAAACGTGACGAACAGCTCCGGGTTCAGCCCCTCCTTAACGAAGGTGCGGACGACGGAGATCGCATCCTTGGCAGACAGGCCGTAGCGATCCAAGGTCTCTGCGGCGTTGGCGAGTTCCTTGGCCTGATAGGCGGCGCCGTTACCACTTGCTGTGAGCGCGCCTTCGAGTTCGCGCAGTCGGGAGGCTTGGTCGCCGACCTCCTTCAGCCCGAGCACCAGCGCGCCCACCGCCGCCACGGTCACCAGGATTGCCGGGTTAGTCAGGGCGGCCACGATAGCAGCACCCGCTCGCGGGAAGATCTGGATGATCTGGCCGCCCTGCTGAGCCAAGGTCTGCGTGACGGACGTGCCCGACGCGATCTGCGTGACCACGTCGTTGATCTGGTAGCCGAGGTTCTGGACGGCGTAGGGCGTCAGGCCGAACAGCGCGGGCTTGCCGCCGGGGGCCTGACCGATAGCCTGCCCGGCGCGGTCGGCGTTCGCCTTCAGCAGAGCCGTCGCCTGCGCCATCTCCGTAGCGCTGATCTTCCCAGCTCTATAGAGAGTGTTCGCCTCCGCCAGCTCCTTATTCAGGCGGTCTTGGATACCCGCCATGGGGTCGATCTGGGCGCGCAGCCGGGCCGCGGCCTCGGCCATGTCCCGCTCGGCAGCCGCATTGGCGCGCAGCAGCCCCTCGGAGTCGGCCAGGTCGCGCTTGTAGGCGGCATCGAATACGGCAGCGGACGCGGCGGCCGACCCTCGGGCTACGTTGTTCGCAGCGCCGGGCAGCAGCGTCGCGGCACGCGCGCGCGCCTGTTCGATCCGCAGCAGTTCGGTCTGAGCGTCCTGCTCGGCGCGCAGCTTGTCGACCTTCTCCTGCTGGGCGGCGATCTGCTGGTTCAGCAGGCCCAGCTCACCCGTGTCGCGGGTGACCCCGGTCGCGGCCTCGATGGACCGCAGCACCTGGGCATTGCGCTCGGCGGCGGAGGTCTGGCGCAGGAGGGCGATCGTCTCCTGCTCGATCGTCCGACGCAGCTTGTCCTGTGCGATCTCGGCAGCGTTGGCCACCGAGCCGATCTGCTGGAGCGATGAGCGCTGCCCGTCGAGGGCGGCTTCCTGCTGGGCGAGCGAGGCGCGAAGGCGGTCCTGCTGGGCGATCAGCTTGTCGTACTGCGTCTCCAGCAGCTTGATCTGGGCCAGCCGCCCGGACTGGTCGCGGCCGGCGTCGACGATCGCGTCGGGGGAGTTGAGGCGCTTCAGCGCCGCGGCGGCTCCGTTGGCTTGCCCTTCGAGCGCCGCGAGCTGGGCGCGGTTCTCGGCGAGGCGGGCTTCCTGACGCGCGAACGCGGCGGCTGCCGTGTCGGCGCCGCTGCTGATCTGGGCGTAGGCCTTGTCGAGCGCCCCGGCCTGCTTGGCGAGGTCCTGAAGCCGGGACCCGGCCTTGTCAGCCGAGGCCCCGACGTCGTTGTTGACGCCCAGCAGCTTTTCGAGGGACTGGGAGGCCGCGTCGAACGCCTTGGACGCTTCGTCCTTGGCGCGGATCAGGAGTTGGACGTCGCGGCGGTTGGTGGCCATTCTACTCTCCGGCCAGACCTTTGATCAGAGTCTGGAAGTGCTTCTGTGCGTCCTGCGACGCCCCCATCCCCGTCGTCATGGTCGCCGACTGAATGATGACTCCCAGGGTCGCCATCTCTCCGTTCTTCCGATCCACCACCAGCCCGGCTTCATCGAAGACGCGGGCCAGGTGATAGCGGTCGGCCATGGGGTGCCCGTTGGACTGCAGCAGGCTCACCTGCCGCCGGACACCCCATAGCCACGACTTCAGGTCTTGGGCGCGCTCAGAGACGCCGTCGCGCTTTGCGCTGTTGCGAGCACGAGGCTGAGGAACTTTCCCGGCGGCATGTCCGACGTGAAGGTGAGCGCGCCGATCTTCTGCAGCGCGTCCATCTGCACGCCCAGGCTGAGCCGGAGCAGGTTCTGAACGCAGGCGGTGAAGCCCTCGACGTCGGTCGGATCGGCGTCCATCGAGAGGGCGATGATCTCGGCCATCAGCAGAGGGGTTGCCCCGATCATCTGCACACCGGCCTGAAGCACCTCGCCTTCGGCGACCGCCTCCTTGGCCTTCACCTTGCCGGCGAACTGGTCGAACAGGTCGCTCAGTTGTCCGGCGTGGCGATAGTACAGTTGCAGGGCATCGTTGAGGCTCATGCCCCGGACGGCGAACTCGCCGCCGCCCGGAACTTGAACCTTCTCGGTGGGGATTACGACAACAGGTCCCATGATGCGTTTTCCTTTACGGCGTGAAGGGACGGCCGTCAGCGTAGATACGCTCGCGGCCGGTCGCCTTCAGGATCTCGACGGAGAGCGGAAGCTGCTGCCACTCGTCCGAGATCAGGTTGAAGTCGCCGTTGGGGGCCAGCTTGACCTTCGGCATGAGGTAGTCGATGCGCTCGCCCTGCTCGTTGTACGAGATGAACTTCAGCGCGCCTTCCACCTGGTCGGTGCCCGAGACGACCTGCTTGCGGCTGCGGGCCGCGCGGTCGAAGGTGACTTCGATGTCGTCGCCCGAGCTGATGCCGCCACCCGGCTGGATGGTGACGATGCCGAGTTCGAGGTCGACGAGATAGTCTTCCTCGATCGTCTGCGCCGTGGCGCCGACCTTGACGATCACGTTCGAGAGGGCGCGGGCGCCGCTCGGGTTCACGTCGGACACGCCGATCTGGTAGCTGTGACCCTGCAGGACGTCGGTGACGTTCTCGACCTGGGCGGTGGCCGAGGTCTGCGACAGAACCTGCGACTCGCCGAACATGAACAGCGCCAGGTTCTCGACCTGGATGTCGTCGAGCGTCATCGTGCCGCTGGCGTTGGTCTCCAGCACGATCGAGGCGTCCTTCTCACGGATGCCGCGCGTGGACGAATAGTGGTCCAGCGTCTCGTTCTCGATCGTGATGTTGAACTCGGGGGCGTTGCCCAGGAACCGGAAGCCCGCGGGGACCTCAGTTCCTGCGCGAAAGAGGGAGAAGTGGAGTTCCCCCTTCGAGACGGTGTAGTTCTTGATGGCCATGGTAGTGGTCACTCCGGGGTTGGTGGCTTCACCAATATAGTGAAAACCTATTCAGGGGAAGGTGGTGAAGTTCTGTCAGCTATTAGCTGACAGTTGTGCATCCAGTCGGCGAACCACTTGTTGCCTTTTGCGGCGTTTTCGGCGGTCGTCAGGTACTGGAGGTTTTCCAGGACGTGTAGTCCAGAAACGTATTTCCCATTCAACGGGATGATGTGATCTACATTATAGCCGACTGGGCATTTCGCGTAGAAATCAGTGATCGCTTTTCTATTGGCCCACGGAGGCGTAGCGCGCGAAACCCTTTTGTGCCACGCACGGCTCTGGAGACGCGCCCGCTCAGGATTGTTCTGTTTGTAGCGCTTACTGGATGCCCTGATGACTTCTTTACGGCGTTCGGGATTCCGTGCTCTGGACTGACGTTCAAGATCTCGCTGACGATCCTTGTTCTCTTTCTGCCAGCGCGTCACGTTTCCCTGATTTCGCCCGGGGTTTGCGCGCCTCCACTGTGCCGTTCTTTCAGCAGCCTTCCCCCGAATCTCGGGTTTCATTCGCCTGGCAGCGGCTCGTTGCGCAAGACACGCTACGCACGACCTGTTGCTGACCATGCGCTCTGAGTCGTGTCCGTATTTACAAGGACCGGCGTAATATCTTGTCTGTCCGCTCGTTCGCGCGAGGATGAGCGCCTGGCAACTAGGCATACGGATCAGCCGCGCTTTCGACGATCCGCATCGTCAGAGTCAACCAAAAATAAGCTTTCGACGACACGTCATCCGCCGGCCTCACCACGCCCGCCCCGATGTCGAGGCCGGTGACGCGGTTCTTCCCGGCACCAAAGCCGAACGGGTCCGGCGTCGACCGCGACCCTGCCAGGGGGCGGATCTTCTCCTCGGCGAGGCGGCGGCGCACGTCGGCCAGCAGCACATAGGCGGCGTCCGTGGGGTTCAGTGGGTCGTCCTTGACGAACCCCTGAATCAGGATGGGCCAGTCGTAGGACTCCCCGTCCGTGCGGTAGTTGGGCTCCCAGACGTCGTCGGCCGGGTTGACGCCTTCGAGGATGCTGACCATCGGAAGGGGGTCGGACTCGCCGAACCACATGCGGCCACGGAACACGTCCGCGCCGAGGTTGGTCTTGTAGCCGTTGGCTGTGGTGATTTCCTGCAGTGCCTCGGTCAGGCGTTGCAGCGCGCGCAGCTTGAAGGGGATTTCGGTCACAGGTTCAACTCCATCAGGCGCGAGAACTCCTGCTCCAGGAAGTCCGCGGCGCCGGGCGCTTCGTCATCGGCGACCGTGCGGAACACCTGGTCGATCGACGGCCCGTAGAGCAGCCAGAGGCCGTTCTGCATCTGGACCATCTTCTTCTTGTTCTGCGGGGACTCGCCGGGCTTCAGACGAATGGCCAGGCCGATGTTCGACAGATCCTCGGCCCCGGCGCGCAGGCGGATCAGGAAGGCCCGCTTCATGAACTTGGCGAAGCCGGGGGCCACCTCGACGCGGACGCCGCCGGCCTTGCGGGTGCTCTCGGGCGTCCCCTTGGCGAAGCGGGCCAGACTGGTCGGCCTGAACCGGCCGGTGATCATGGCGGCGATATTTTCGCGCGAGGCGCGCTGGGTCACGGCGAGACGTGAATCGTTGCCCGACAGATAGCGCGCCGGGAAGTTGACTTGCGCGCGCATCGCCCGTGCCGAACTGGCGCGGGTGCGGTCGACGGTCTTGTTCACGGCCATGACGGCGGCGCGGGTGATGTTCGCCGGGATCTCCTCGAACGAACGCAGGGCCGACAGCCCGTCCACAGCGACGACGTAGGTCTCGCTCATTCGGGCACGACCAGGCCCACGGCGTCGGCCGGGTCGAGGCGCGTCACGCGGGCCGTCTGGTAGCCGAGGTCGGCGGGATAGAGGTGGTCGATGCGGTAGGCCTCACCTGCCTCGACGGAGACGATGCCTCCGCGGCGCGGGCGGTCGGCCGGCAGGATCGGAAACTCGGAAAGGTCGAACCGGACGCGGTCCTCGGGCTCAGCGCGCTCCGCGCCGTGGAAGCCCTGCAGGTCGCCGGTCATCTGGTTCTCGGTCTTCAGCCACGTCCGCACGGTGCAGGCAACCTGCGTCAGCGAAGTCGGCGTGGCATAGTAGAACGCGGGGACCGACATCTCTCGATGCAGGTCCCCGCGCGCTTGCCGCTTGATGTCGCGCAAGCGGCTCATCGGCTTAGCCGATCGGGTCTTCGAGGGCCGAGCGAGCCTGGGCTTCCGCCACGGCCAGTTCGGTCTCGGTGGCCCGACGCAGGGCGCCCAGCTCGATCAGTTCGTCGCGCTCCTTCGCCGTGAAGGCGTCGGCGGGAACGAGGGCGCCGGCCGGGATCGACTTCGCGTCCTTACCATTGCCGTAGACGATCTTGTGGGCTGCCACGGTGGCTTCGAGCGAAGGCTTGGCAGCCTTTTTCTCGGGCGCAACCTTGGCAGCAGCAGCAGCAGCCTTGGTGGCTTCCGCCGCCTTGGCTTCGTCGGTCGTGGTCTTCTGGGCTTCATCAGCCATGGTGTGTCACCTTTCTGTTGAAACGGCGGGCATGGTTAGCCCGCCGCTCCGGTTGGGATTACGCCGCCGCGAGGACGTTCGCGAGGTAGGTGGCGTCGGGGTTGATCGGCACGAACAGCGGAGCGGACTCCACCGACATGTTCTCGACCTTGACGCGGGTGCCGGTCTCGAAGTTCTTCGGGAACATCGGCAGGGCCTGGTAGCCCGCGTCCTTGTCGACGATGCGGCCGAAGCACTCGTGGCCGTTGATCGACTCGGCGGGCGCGGTGAACAGCGCCTGGTGGTTGCCGAGGTAGCGGGTCTGCACGCCGGCATCGTTCGTGTAGGTCTCATTGTTGACCCACAGTTCGATGACCTGGCCCGAGTTGCCGCCGATGAACAACTCCCCGAACTTGTAGACCTTGCCGGAGCCGACCAGGCCGCGGTCGACGCGGTGGACGCCGCCGAGGATGTTGACGTCCATGTGCTTCAGGATCTCGGCATCCTTACGCAGGATGGCCGCGACTCCGCCGCCCATGGTCACCCGGGTCGGGACGCCGCCGAACTCGGCATTGCCCATCGTGTCGATGATCGCGTTGAAGTGGTCGATGATCGACACGCCCGAGTCACCCCAGTAGTTGCCGCCCGTCAGGGTCTCGGTGTGGTCGGCGTCGCGACGGAAGTCGACTTCCACCGAGGTGCCGTCGAGGTAGGTGCAGGTCACCTTGCCGTCGATGATGGCGCGGGCGCGCATCCATTCCCAGCGGCGCTCGACCGAGGTCTGCATTTCCGAAATCATCTGGGTCTTGATCAGCGACAGGCGCTGCATCGGGCTCAGGTTGCTGACGTCCAGCGTCGAGGCGTCGATGCCGGGCTGGAAGGTCAGCGGGCGGAACGGATCGACCGAGTCTTCGACGACCACGTTGGCCGGCTTGAAGCGGAAGCCCGTGACCTTGTCGCTGAACACGCCCTTGCCGCGGCCCAGGGGCTTGACGAAGGGGGCGAGCTGGCGGCTGCGGATCGGCAGCTTCTCGAAGTCGATCCATTCGTCCTCGGAGCGGATCTGGCCGCCCGTGAAGAACTGACCGAAGTACCAGGTCTCAGGCTTGGTCGCCCGGAACTGGCCGAGCATACGGCGGGTCTGCCACAGCTCATAAGGATTGTTGGTAGCCATAGGTGTGCGTTCCTTCTGAGGCTGCGGTTACGAGGCGTTGCCGCCGATTTTGCGGCTGCGGAAGATCAGGTTCGGGTTTCCGACCACGCCTTCCCAGGTCGTCTTCTTCGCCAGAGTGTCGAAGGAGGCGTCCCAGACGAGCGGGCTCTCGGCGTCGGCGTTGAAGCAGCCGGTCAGCGAGACTTCGCCGTACTTGGTGGTGTTGGACGCGCCCGAGGTCGCGGCCTGCATCAGCACGCCGATCGGCTTGATGGCCGAACCGATCGTGGCGTTGTAGGTCGCCTTGACGATCTTGCCGGCCGACATGCCGACGACGGTGAACTGGGCCAAATCGAGGGAGTCGCCCAGCAGGATGCGGAGCGGCTGCTGGATCGCGGGCTCGGCGCCAGCGGTCAGGTTGCCGTCGATGTAGGTGTCCAGTTCCTCGAAGGCCGGGACGCCGTTGACGCCGGCATTCGCGTAGGAAACATTGCGGGTAGCCATGGGTGTGGGTTCCTTCCCTTACAGCTTGATGCCGGCGGCCTTGGCCAGGGCGAGATCGGCGGAACCGTCCTCCTCCTTGGCCTCGGTCGAGGCAGCGGCGGTTTCAGCGCCGACGTTGGGACCCGCGCCGGTCGCAGCCATGGCGGCGTCCAGGGCATCACCCTGAGCGACGGGGGCGGCCGGGACCGGGGCGGCGGCGACGGGGGCCACGGCGAGCGCGGCCTTGGCGTCATCAACCGACATCGCGGTGTTCATCGCGAAGTGGTTCGCCAGGGCTTCGCGGCCCTTGGCTTCGTCGCAGCCGGTGATGCCGGCGACGCGCTGCTTCTCGGCGGCGACGGCGTTGGCAACGGCAGTGGCTTGGGCCTCGGCAGCGCGAGTCTTCTCGGCGTTGACGGCGGCGTCGATGGCGGCCTGGGTATCGGCCGCCGTGTCCTGGGTGGACATTTGCTCATCTCCTGATGACGTTGAGGACAGGTCGGCCGCGTAAGCGGCCAGGGCGTCGTCCAGCGAGCCGATCTTGTCGGCCAAACCGTTCGACAGGGCTTGCGAGGCAGTGAACGTGGCGGCCTCGAAATCGAGGATCACCTGGGCGTCCAAGCCCCTACTGCGTGACACTGCTGCCACGAAGATCTCATTCAGCTCGGCGACTTCCGCTTCCCAGCGTTTGATCGTCTCGGGCGTCAGTTGTTTGTCGGGATGGCCTTCGGCCTTCAGCTTCCCGGTCGCGATGAACGTGTACTTGACGCCCAGTTGCGCGTTGTAGGCGGTCCAGTCGCCGTGCGTCCGCAGCGTGCCGATCGAGCCGACGCCGCCGGAGCGGGTGACCCAGATCTCGTCAGCGACGCTCGCGACGCCATAGGCGGCCGAGTACATGAACTCCGTGGCGAAGGCGCGCACCGGCACGCCCGAGGCTTCCTTGGCCGCGACCATGCGGTCCACGGCGTCCCAGCAGCCCGAGACCATGCCGCCACCGGAGTGACCGATGAAGGCGATGCCCTTGATGTTGCCGGCCGTGAAGTCCTCACAGCCCCGCTCGAAGGCGCGCTGGATGTACTCGTAGCCGGTCGCCCATGCGCCATCGGCCCAGGGGAAGTTGTGCAGCAGCATCCCGCGAACGGGGATGTGCAGGATGCCGTCCTGGATGACGTAGGGCCGATATGCCGCGCGCCACGAGTCCGGCTCCGGCCAGAAGTTGTCGGCGGCGACGTTCGACTCGGCCAGCATTTCGTCGATGTGCTGGTTCTGGGCCAGCGCGGCGACGGCGGCCGTGATGAAGTCCAGCCGGTCGGCGGCGAACATCATCGTCGGGTTCGACGACAGCAGCGCGACCACGGGGTTGCGATCAGTGCTCACTTGGCGGCATCCTTCTTCGGGGCCGTCGCCGGCTCATCGGCCATCAGGCGCGCGTGGTCGGCCTCCGAGATCTCGCCCGGGGTGATGACCAGCGAGTAGGCCTTGCGCATCTCGGCTTCGCGCTTGAGCTGGCGGTAGACCTTGCGCCAGTCCTTGCCGAGGCGGGCCAGTTCGTCCTCGGCGGTCGACAGGCCGTTGTTGATCCGCAGGACGGCGGCCTGCGTCTCCTTGTACTCGTCGATCTGGCCGCGCGAGGCGCCGACCCAGTCGCAGCGCGCCAGGGCGTTGAAGTTGCGATTCAGGTAGCCGCCCGAATACAGCATCGCCATCTTCGAGCGCGGGAAGGACTGGATCTCGCCGCGGCTGATCTGCTCTTCCAGCCACAGGCGGAAGACGGCGCTCGCGAAGCGGTCGGCCACCAGCTTCTTGCGCGACTGCATGAACTTCCACGTCTCGGTCATCGCAGCGCGCGCCGAGGAGTAGTTGGTGTTCGTGTAGTCGCGCGAAAGCTGCTCGTAGCTGACGCCGGTCGCCGCCGCGATGTAGCGCAGCAGGGAGACCTCGAAGTCCTGGCCGATGCCCTGTCCGCTCGACGGGGACAGCATCTCCAGCTTGGTGCCGGGGAAGAAATGCGGGATGCGGACGCCGTCGAGACGCGGGGACTTGGCGCCACCGGTATAGGCGGCCACGGCGGAGAGGTAGCCGGTCGCGTAGTTAGTGACGACGTTCTGCATCCCCTCCGGCGTCTCCAGCGCGGAGCCGCCCATGCGCGCGAAGACTTCGGCGCTCGGCAGTTCGGAGGTGATGGCGGCGGCGTACAGCGACTGCATCACGGCGCGCTGAAGCTGCACGTCGCGGAAGCGCTTGACGAACTTCATCTCGCGCAGGGCGGCTGCCAGCTCGGAGACGCCGCGCGACTGGTCGGGTTGGATCTGCTCGTGGATGTGGATGATCTGCTGCCGGCCCCACGGCTTGCGGATCGGCACTTCCTTCCACGAAGGCAGGCCGGTCGAGGCGTAGAAGATGTCGCTCGGGTGCGCGGTACGGATGAAATAGGACTGCGGGGCGCCCTGGGCGTCGAAGCGGATGCCACCGCGGATGTTCTCGCGCTCCTGGATCGAGATGACGCGATCGAGGGGGTCCGACAGGCGCGCGGTGTCCAGCATCTGGATGGCCGTGCGGAACGGGCGATCCTTGCGCAGCCACTCGACGGCGGCCAGCACCTCGCCGCCCGACAGATGCACGCCCACGGCCAGGCGGACCATGGAGGTGAAGTTGTTCGTGCGCTGCGCGTCGATCCAGTTGTCGGGGCTCTCGACGTCGAGGTCCCACTTTTCCTCGACCTCCTCCTGGAACTCCTCCTCCCAGGTGTCGTCGAAGCCCAACACCCGGGTCGCCGGGCGGCAGTTCAGCAGGTACTGGCCGCCGACGATGTTGTCCTTGTGCAGCGAGGCGCCGCCCTGGACGTAGGCATCGTTGCGCAGCATGTCGCGCGCACGGCCGTCGATGATTTCCTTGTCCGGCAGGATGTCCATGTCCGGGTGCTGGACGGGCGAATGCCACATCGACAGCGCCTGGTCGAAGCGGTCCGCGGCCTCGAAGCCGCCCATCGCCATATCGCCCCCGACCACGGAGGGGACCGTCACCGTGGTCGGGGGCAGTGCGGGGCCGCCGCCGGGGGCGGACGACAGACCCAACACGTCGTTGAACGGGTCGCTCACGCTCACCCGCCGAAGTACATGGGGCCGCTGACGGACCCCGCGACCTGGCGCTTCAGGCCGTCGATGTAGGCTGCAAGCGCCGGTCGATTGGCTGCCGTGTACTCCACGCGCTCGCCATTCTGATCGACGAACACGCGCACCTGCCTGCCCATGAGCAGGTCATGATACGCCGCTTCAGCCTCTGTCAGTCGCTCAGCGAGTGTCGCCATCAGCGACTGATCGCACGGATTTGGTGATATTGCAACAGCGTGTTGACTGTCATTGCAGTATTGTCAAGTAGTAGTTGACGACTATGCGAGCGAATACTGACTACCCCAGCACGTCCGCCAGTGGATCGCCGATCCACTTCGCCCACAGGTTCACGACCGGGACGCGGCGGCTCTCGGCATAGCGGATGCAGTTCGCCGTGCCGCCTACCAGGTCCCCGTTCCAGAGCGCCAGCATCGCGCCCGCCCGGTCGACCATCCAGCGATTGCGCAGATCCATGGAGTGCGCGCTGGCGTACTGGGAGACGTACTCGACGGACTCCGCGTGACCGAGCAGCCTGAAATAGCGCTCCTGCGACTCCGCCGGCCAGCGACTTTCCTGCCCCTCGAACGGGACAGCCGCGATGAAGGGGATGCCCAACGTCACGCACGCCCCTGCCACCGCCTGGTCCCAGCCCAGCGCCATCCCGCTGATGACCTTGTCCGGGCGGTTGTAGTGCAGATGCTGCACCGCCACGGCGCCGAGGGCGCGGCGGGTGACGAGGCTGTAGCCGCCCTCCAGCTTGTCGGGGCGGTGGCCGGTGGCGGCGAGGACGGTCATCGGGGCAGGTCCAGAGCGTGCGGCCAGGCGCACCAGTCGGCGGGGTCGTCGGGGATGCGGTTGTGCTTGGAGCGGTTCGCCTGTCGCGTGAGAACTCGCATATTCCACGGTACATGCAGACCGCAAATGTCGGGGTTGACCAGAGGAATGGTGTGATCAACCTCGTGCTTCTCCTCCGTAACATTGGTCAACATAGCCGACGAGGCGTATATCGACTCCATCTCGGCGATCATTTCAGGTGTAAGCCATGGGGGTGTAGCGTTTCGAGCCTTGGTACGCCTACCTGATGCCAAGCTGTTGTGATGCTCCCGATTCCGCTCCACCCAAAGTCGCTTGAGTTTTAGCTGGCGGACCTTGTTTTCAGGTTTGCTCCGCCACGCCGCAGCATACCGTTTCTGTTTAGCGCGAAGTTCAGGGTCGGCGGCTAGTTTAGCTTTCCGCCTCTCATGCGCCTTCTTGTCGTGTAGTGCAGCGGCCTCTGGATTTAGTAAGCGCCACTTCCGAACATCTTCGGTTGATGTCTTCTTCACGCAGGTCATGCTAGTTCAGCGGCCAGTTCGGATAGGGACTTGCCTGCGACAGGTTTCTCATGGGCGAACGGACGACCTTCGACCGGGCTGAAGACGAGGTCATTCTTCGACCAGTCGACTTGCGCCCAGCCGGGAGGCGCCTGCCAGTCCAGGTGCTCAATGCGGATGTCTGGAATCAGACAGATGGCGATGCAGTAGGCCAAGAGGTCGAACGCCTCGTTCTTTTTGCCACGCCTTTCCCAGCCCTTCTGCGTCCGCACTTCCGCAGTGAGCTGGGTGTACAGCCAGTCGATGTTGATCGGATCGCCTGACTCGTCGACCCAGACCGGAAAGTGGATCTGGCCGCCCGGATCAGTACGCCCGAGCCGCGCCGACACCTGGTCCTTGACCATGTTCGAGTTCACCAGCCACACCGGCACGTCGCCGCGGGCGATGGCGTATTTGTCCTTCTGCTGGCTGTCCGGCATCGTCCGGTGAATCCGCGGAGTGCCCCCGTCCTTCGACGGAGCGCCCTTCACCAGGTGGAAGCGGCGGTGATAGTGCCTCCCCTCCGGGTCGTCGCGCAGCTTGCGCCAGAACGCGTAGGCATTGGAGGTCACACTGACGACGGGGCCGTCAGTCAGCTTGGGCTTCTCGTTGCCGTGCTGCGCCGCACCGCCGGAGTCACAGGCGATGATCTTCACGCCCATGTGGCGACCGGAGCCGTCCGCCAGTGGGTAGGTTTTCTCGATCACCTCGTCGATCAGGATGTCCCAGTCCTCGGGATAAGACTCGGGCGCGATCAGCTTGCGCTCGCCATCCTCGTCCAGGCGTCGGCTCTTGCGAATCTTAAACATATCGACGTGCCAGATGTCGCCCCCCACCCCGATGCCGTAGGTGTGGCAGACGAACGACGGGCGTCCGCCGGCCTGCACGTCGATGGTGGTGACGAGGAAGCCGACGCCCTCGGGCACCACACCTTTCTGGCTGTACGGCTTCGCGCGCTTCTTCAGTTCCTCGGGCAGGCGTCCCGCTTCGAGCGACTTGGGCGTGTAGGGGAGACCCAAGCTCGTGTTGACGATGGCCTTCAGCTTCTCCTCGCTACCCGTCGCCTCGAACAGCGCCTCGGCGGCCAGGTACTCTTCTACGAGCTGGGGCCATGTCGAGAAGCCCGCTGCCGGACCTTTCAGCCAAAACGACGCGATGTCGGCGCGGCGCGGCGTCCCAACGATCGAGCCGTCTTCCAGCCAGCGCTGCCCCTCCTTGATCCACCGGCCGCCGAGGTTCAGTTCGTGCTGCTGATCGGGAGTCATGATACAGCCGTTGTGCGGACAGACCATGACGACCTGCTCGGCACGGGCTCGGATGTCGCCATTCTTCGGGTAGCTGAACAGTTTAAAGTCCGGCTCGAAGGCGTGGTTGCAGGACGAACACTTCCACTGCCAGCGCCGCCGGTCGCCGTTGTTGTAAACCGACAGAATCCCCTCGCACGGCGGTGCCTCGTGCGGGTCGGTCGCGATCCACTTGCCGTCCGTGACCTCAAAGCCGGGGGAAGATTCGGCTACCGTCATGCCGTGTCGGCCGAGTGTCTTGGCGCGGGTCTTCAAAAGAGACCAGCCGTCGCCCTCGCCGTCGATGTTGGCGGGTGCGCGGTCGTAGTCCATCCACCAGTTGCGCCCGCTGGTTTTGCCCGACAGTTCGTTGATCGACGGGTGGACGATCGTCAGACGCATCCCGCTCAGGAAGGTCTTGTCGAAGACATTATCCTGGCTTCGACCAGGCACCAGTTTGGCGCGCACTTCGGGCGAACTGCGGAACAGCTTTGCGAGGTCCGAAAGCGAGAACTCGCGCGCCCGGGCCATCGACATTTGCATCAAGAGCATCGACTCCGGGTCGCAGATGGCGCTGTAGGCCAGCCAGTTCAGGAACATCTGAGACTTGCCGGTCCGCGCCGGTCCGACGAACGCCATCCCGGTGTGATTCAGCGACGTCAAGGTATCCTGCGGCTCGACGATGTAGGGCGTCCGCTCGGCCGACCACGGGCCGCTGTAGTTCTTCTCCCGAATCTTGACGTACTTCTGCGCGGCCTCGGTGACCGTCAGCTTCTCGGACGGGCGGATCGCCTGCGCCGCAGCGCGGATCATCTCACCCAGGGTCTGGAAGGAAGGCGGTCTATCCTTGACCAGCAAACGAGGTCCGGTCATTCGCCCTCGACTTCGCGCCAGGACATATCGTCGTCGTCGATCCCGGCCGTCTTGACCCCAGGCGCCCCGAACAGCGGCTTGCCGAACATCGACGGCGTCGCGGTCCGCTCAGCCAGTTCCTCCAGCTTTTCCATCAGGCGATTGCGCAGATCCTCGATCCCGGCGTCCAGTAAGTCGCACTGCTCGTCGCTCAGCTTGGCGCGCTCGCGCATCGCCTCGGTGATGGTGGACAGGCCCTCCTTCATCGTCATGCACAGGTCACCCATAGCGGCGTTCACCTCGTGCGTCTCCCAGGCCTCCTGCGCCTCGATCTTGTACTTCACCCGGCTGCGCTGGCCGTCCCAGAAGACCTTGTTGATCTCTGCAGGCATATGCGCGCTGTTGAGCGTCTTGACGAACTGCTCGGGCGTCATCTTCGGCTTGATGATGTAGGAGACCGCCTCCTTGAACTCGTAGAGCTTCCGCGGCGCACCGACTGCGCCGCCGCGCTGCTCCACATAGGGGCAGTCGATCAGCCGCCTCGTGATGGTCTGGACGTCCATCTCGAAGACCTTGGTCAGGAAGCTGATCGTCACCGGCCGGCGGAAGGCGGACGGCCCGCCGACATCCTCGAACGCCCTGCCCGACGCCGCCGCCTTCATGCTGACGTGCTTCGCCAGCGCCGCGGCGGGGTCCGGCTTCGGCGGGTCGCCGATGCCGAGGATGTCGGAGAGCGGGTCGATGGTCATTTGAAGAGGCGATTCACGCTGTGGCCGAGGTGCCAGGTTGAGCAATGTCGGCAACGGTAGGGCGCGACGTAGCCCTGCCCGTTCTTGGTCCGCTTGCGACGATGAGCCTTCAGCGCCCGGTTCGCGACGTCCCAGCTCAGAAAGCCGGTCTTCCCGTCGCAGGCGCTGGAGCGCTCAAGATCGCGGCGATCCACGCGACCACCTCGGTCGAGACCCAGAACGACTTCGCCGAGTCCGGGTAGGTCCGCTGACGTGGAAACGTCCCCGCCGCGATGCGCCGGTAGATCTCGGACCTCGAAAGGCCTGTCTTCTGCTGGACGGTTGGCAGACGCCATAGTTCGACTTCGGTGCTCACGCATTCGGACCCTCCGCGGGGATGGGTCAAAGCTAGTCAACTAAATGGTGAAAGTCCAGCGTCTCTGTAACCACGATGAGGTATCGTCAACTTTGTGTTGACACGAACGTGGAGCGGTGTAGGAATGGCTCATTGCCGCCGGGGCGACTGTTCCGGGGACCATTTTTCACAAGGCTGAGGACGCGAATGTCCACAAAACGCAATCAGGCCAACATCTGGAGCCGCATCGAGGTTCGCGGCGAAGATGAGTGCTGGCCGTGGACTGGGGCTGTTGCCAAGAATGGCTATGGCAGAATCAAGTGGGATCGTCTTTCCCAGCGCGTGCATCGCGTGATCTATGAACTCGTGATCGGTCCGATCCCGCAAGACCTGGTCATCGACCATGAGTGCCGTAACCGGATCTGCCAGAACCCTAAGCATCTCCGGGCAGTGACGCATCGCACGAATACGATGGAGAACAGCGTAGGTATCGCTGCGACGAACTTTGCGAAAGATGCTTGCGTGAACGGGCACCCATTCAGCAACGACAATGTCCGTCGCGGGGAAGGCTTCCGCCGCTGCGTTGAATGCTCACGCGAGAAGCATCGTCGCTGGCGTGAACGACGGCGGGCCGCGTGATGGACAGCACGTTGGACAACGCCCCCAAAACACCCGACACCACTGCTCCAAGCAACCCTCGCTAAGTCTTCCAACTCACAGGAACCGACCATGAATATCGCCTCGAAGACCTACCATATCGCCTGGAACGAGGGCCGCACTGTCGGCGTGATCTGCGAAGACCCTCAGATGGCCTACGAACTGCGCAAGGGCGCGAGTAACTGCCTCGGCATCGTGACCGGCGACTTCTGTGAGGCGTGGGGCGACATGACTGCCAACGATGCTTGCACGATCGAGACGGTGACCATGGCGAAGGTCTCCGACCTCGCGTCGAAGTCGTTCCCGTCAGTTCTCGGCGGCACGGCTCTCGGGCTGATCGACGAGGCCGAACGCGAGGCAAACTGGATTCCGATCACCCGGATGGGGTGTGCTTTCGAGGAGGAACTGGACGTCAACGCGAAGCCTGGCTCCCTGAACCAGTACCGCCATCGCCCGATCAACTTCACCGGTCGCGTCGAGGAGGAATGGATCATGGGCGCGGCCCCGTCTCCGCCAGTCTCCCGGAAGTGCGTCATCTGCAACGGCTCCGGCGAATGCACCGGGCCATACCGAACCTGCGGCGCCTGCAACGGGTCGGGGGTGATGCGGTGACCGAGATCCAATGGCTAATCGACACCTTCTTCGTCGACCACAAGCTGAAGCAGTATCTGCGTCGCCGGCGGCCCGGCATGAGCAAGCGCGCCTTCTACCGGCTGCGCGGCCACGTCCGTCGCCACGGCATCCCGCCGCAGACCATCCTGGTGTCGGAAGGCGGGTCGCCGTTCATGCTCCCGCCGTTCATGGGCGCATCCCACGTCGCAACTCTGAAGCCGGGTGCCGTCTATGTCGGCACGCTCCTGACCGAGGAGCAGGCGCGTCGGGGGTATCGCATGTTGGACAACCCGTTGGACAGCGCGCCCCGGACGCCCGGCGCTGCGGCTGCCCGTTAGATCACCGACCACGTCGCCATTTTCATCACGAAGGACTTAGGACTATGCACGCCAAAATCGAGTTCGGATACAGGTTCGACAGTGTCGTATCTGAACTGGAGTCCGACAAGTACCAACGTCTCCGCAACGCCATGCCGGCACTCGGATTGCCGGAAGAAAAGCCTGAGAAGGTGTCGTTGGACTACGGACTGCGAGAGCAGATCATCGACCTCTCAACGACCGGAATGGTGTTGACTGAACTCGGCATCAGCTTCGAGCTGAAGCGGTTTCATTCGACCTACAAGGCTGCAGATCATGCGACCCACAATCACCTGCATGTCGCGATCCCGAACCTGCTGCTGTTCGCTGTCGACGAGGTTCAGGTGCTGAACGATGCCTGTACCGATAGCCTTCAGGCAGAACTCAATGATGGGTGGCGCATCCTCGCAGTCTGCCCGCCACCTGCACAGAGGCGGCCCGATTACATCCTAGGCAGACAGCGCCCTGCCACCTGACCGGGCGACTGCTCTGGTCTCCATTTTCAGCACGAAAGACTTAGAACGATGAAGTTCCCACGCCACGAAGCCTCGCTTCACCTGACGCACAACGACCACAAGTCCTGCTATCTGACCGTCGCCCAGGCCGTCGAAAGCGGCGACCATGGGTACAAAGACGACGACTGGGTCAGCGAGGAGCAGAAGCAGAAGGCCATCGAGACGAACGAGTGCTGGACGCTTCACTGGTATCCCGACACGCCGGTCGGCTTCTGCCTGCTGTCGGCAGCAGACCTGGACGTGCTGCTCGCCGCGGCGACGGACGGCACCTAGCCAATTTTATGCGGTTTTCCGCATATTTCACCTTTATGCGGTTTTCCGCATATTTTCCTCGAAAGCGATTTGAGAACATGGCCATCGTCGAGTTCCAGGGCGGCCCCATCACCCACCGCTACCTGATGAACAAGTCCAAGTCAGACCTCGCCCACATGATCCTGGAGCGCGACCGCATCGCGGCCGGCATCGTCAAGGATCTGCTCAATCACGCCGTCTGGGACCGGGAGCACAATGACGAGTGCATCCGGGCCGTCGAGCGCGCTGAAGGGTGGATGTCGTCGTGAGGATCGAGCCTACAGAAGCCATGTGCGACGCGGCCAGGGGCATCGTTATGATGGACCGATTTGGCCTGCCGAACGCCAAGACCTCGTTGGAGGATGTCGCTCGCTCGGGGTTCTACGGCGAACTCTGGCGGGATGTGCTGGACGACGATGAACGGGCTATGCGTCACAGACTGCCCAAGGGTCACCTTGCGGGCCTGATCTGGCGGGCTATGGAGGCCGTCCGACTCCGCGGCGATCCGGTGAAGGAGATCTACGACACCGAGATGAAACGTCGCGCAGGTCTGCTGTAATGCCCGAGGCACCCGTCTCCATCTTCGGCGGCCTGCCCGTCATCGCGGTCGTGTCCTTCACGCGCGACTATTACGGCGAGTGCGACGCCGACGTCGACGAACTGTACTGGATGAAACGGGATGGCTCGAAAGGGAAGGCTCTACCGCAACACCTGTTCGACAAGGCGACCGCAGACTACAAGAGCGCCGACATCATCGAGCAGGTTATCGAGCATCTTGCGGGTGCCGAGTACGAGGCGCAGGCGGCTGTGACGCTGTTGGACAACCCGTTGGACAGTCGGTCCGCGACACCCCTCTCCGCCAACCCTTAGACCCCTTGCAGAGGGTCCATTTTCAACAGCGCCTGCTGGCAGTTTCACCATTTAGTTGATTAGCCACGCCAGGGTTGCTACGGTCTCACCATGGACGAGTTCGACACCATCCTCGGCATCGAGCCGCCGCTGCGCCCGCGCTTCGTGATCTTCTCCAGCTATGGGAACGACTCCGTCGCGCTCATCCAGTGGTGCCACGAGCAAGGGCTGACCGACGTCGCCGTCGTGTTCTCCGACACCGGCTGGGCTGCCACCTGGTGGATTCCCCGCGTCGAGAAGCTGGAGGCGTGGGTCCGCGGACTCGGCTACCGGACGTCCAGGACCACCTCGATCGGTTTCGAGGGTCTGGCGTTCGAGAAGCAGGCCTTCCCGACGCAGATGTTCCAGTGGTGCTCCTATCGCCTGAAGATCGAGCCCGGCGAGCGGTGGCTGATGGAGAACGACCCGGAACGCCGCGCCGTATGCCTCGTCGGCGTGCGGCGCGAAGAAGGCCCTGACCGGAAGAACTGGCCGGCCTTCATGCTCAAGAGCGGCAGCCATGGCGACCGCGTCATGGTCGCGCCCATGGCGGACTGGACCGAGGAGACCCGGGACGTCTTCATCCGCCGCGCCGGGGTCGAGCCTCTGCCTCATCGCTCGATGGAATGCTCACCCTGCATCAACTCGAACAAGAAAGACCTCCAGGCGCTCACCGAGGACGACGTCGTCAAGGCCGAGGTGCTGGAGAAGAAGATGCACACCCTGCTCGGCCTCACGTCGAACGGGAAGCCTCGGACGCTGTTCCGGCCGCATCGCCACATGGGCGCGGTGGGCGTGCGTGAGGTCGTGAAGTGGGCGCATAGCGGGCGCGGCAAGTACCGCCCGCCGGTCGTCGATCCGATCAACGAAATCCTCGGCATCTCCGCCGATGAACCTGACCCCGAGGATCTGGGGAGTTCCGGCTGCGAAGCCGGTTGGTGTGGAACCTGACTATGGATTTTCTGAATAACCTGCCTTTCCCCGTTCTCGTATTGCTGCTCGGCGCCGTGGCGTTCGTGCAGAACATGGCTTTCACCGCGGTCTCGCGCTCCCGCAACGCGGGCGACGTCGGCTATCACCGCAAGACCGCCTGGGCGTCCAATGGCGTCTGGTTCGTCACCCAGCTCCTGATCATGGGCACGATCTGGCCGGCGCTCACGAGCGGAGACCTGTGGAAGATCGCCGTCGTCGGCGTGGTCTACATCCTCGCGACCACGGAGGGTTCCTGCGTGATGATGGCTCGGCTGCTGAAGTCCGAGTCAGGCAAGCGCCAGGTCGGCGCGCGCTAACCAGCGTCTCGACTGCTCGACCAGAGGCCCCGGTTCACGCCGGGGCCTTTTTCGTTCACCCCAGCACAGCCGCCAACGGGTCCACCTCCCCCACCCGCTGCGCCTCCAGCCAGTTCGACCACCACGTCATCAGCGCCACGCGCTCAGGCCAGTATTCAGCGGCGTTGTAGATCCCGCGCACCGAGCCGTCGACGTGGGCAAGCTGGCGCTCCACCACGTCAGACCGGAACAGCCCGGACTCGTTGAGGATGGTCGAGGCGGTCCGCCGGAAGCCATGTCCCACGACCTCGTCCTTGGTGTAGCCGAGCCGCCGCAGCGCCGCGTTGACGGTCATGTCGGACATCGGGCGCTGCCGGCCGCGCACCGAGGGGAACAGGTAGCGTCCCGATCCCGTGAGCGGGTGCAGCTCCTCCAGCAGGGCGACGACGTGGGCGGACAGCGGGACGAGGAACTTCCGCTTCATCTTCATCTTGCCCTCGGTCAGCGTCCACCGCAGCTCGACCAGGTCGAAGTCCTTCCACTCGGCGGTCCGCAGGTTGCCGGGCCGGACAAAGGTGTGCGCCTGCATCTGCATGGCGATTCGCGTCACCACCTCGCCCGTGTAGCCGCCGATCGCGCGCATCAGCCCGCCGATCTCCTTGGGGTCGAACAGGGCGGCGTGGTGCTCGACGGTCTTCTGGACCAGGGCGTCGGCGAGGTCGCCCGCCGGGTCGCGCTCGCAGCGGCCGGTGGCGATGGCGTAGCGGAACACGCGACTCACCGTCGAGCGCAGCCGGTGCGCCGTGTCGTAGTTCCCCCGCGCCTCGACGTCGCGGATCATCGCCAGGATCTCCGGCGCCGTGATGCTGGATATTGCCCGCGGCCCGAGCACCGGATAGGCGTGCCCGTCCAACATCTGGGCGTCCTTCCGGTGCGCCGAGTGGGACAGCTCCTCCTTCGACCGCTTGGCCTGCCACTCCTTGCCGACCATCTCGAAGGTCGTGGCCGCCGCGACGACGGCGCGAGCCGCCTCCTGCTGCGCGTGGACGACGGGGTCGACGTGGGCGTCCAGCAGGGCCTTGGCCGCGTCGCGCCGCCGCCGGGCCTCGGTCAACGAGACGTCGGGGTACTCGCCGAAGGTGATGGTGCGCTGCTTCCCTGCGAACCGATAGGCCATCCGCCAGGTCCGGCGCTTGCCCTGCAGGTGGAGGAACAGCCCCTCCCCGTCAGCCTTCTTAGCCTGGCCCTCGACCGGGGGCAGGTTGCGGATCGCGATGTCCGTGAGCATGGCCGTCCTCTAATGTTGGATAGTCGTCAACCCCGTGTTGGATTTCGGGGCAATCTATCCATCAATCGGACCGGCTGTCCAGCTACGCGCTGGGATGCGCTGGGACTTGGTTACCAGCGTTTTCAATCACTTAGGGACGTTCTGGGACGGGCTTGGCGAGTGATTGGCGACCCCGGCAGTCTCCTAATAGGGTCGCCTAACTTACTGATACCGCTAACTTATATTTTTCGGACCTGGGTGATGTCCAACATCTGTCCAACTGCTTATGAATAGGCGATGTTGACGCCGACCACGTCGCCCGCGGTCACGCCGCGCCGATAGCGGACAGGAAGGTGTGGACGCGGTTGTAAACTGCCAGATGCTCGGCGTCCGTCAGGCTGGACCCGACCCACGCCGCCGCAACGCGAACTGTGGCGTACTGCGTCCCATTCCGGCAGAGCGTGTACTTGGTCGAACCGATGGCCCCGGAGACGCCAGCCGTGGCCAGCAGCGCCCCGTTCTTGAACGCGCGGGCGTTGGACGCATCGACCCGGCTCCATGCCGATAGGCCAACGCTGGTCGCCACCGGAAGGGCGGACGATGTCGCCGCGCCGTTGGGCCGCCAGTCCATATTCGAGCCGTTGCGCGGCGTGATGTAGGACCGGAGCGTGGTCACCTGACCGATGGCGCTCTTGTTTTCGAGGACATTGGTGTTGCAGTAAACGCCCATCGAGGCGTTGTTCTGGGTGAAGCCGGAGATGGCGGCGAGGTTGTCGGGATGCTCCAGATAGCCGTTCGTTCCGTTGCCGGCGTAGCCACGATCCGTCGTGAAGGTGATCGTCCCGCTGGCCGTCAGAATCTTGGCCGGGTTCTTCCATCCGACCCGCGCGGCTTGGGCGTCGTGGGCCGCGAGGACGTTGAACGCGCCCATCTTGGACCACACGCCGTCAGCCTTCAGCCCGGCGATAAGCGTGTTGATCAACGCCTTGCGGGTGCTGTCGGGCTGGACCGTCATCGCGGCGAGAAGCGCCGTCGTCTCGGCTTCGTCGGCGACGTTGACAGTGATGACGAGAGGGCTTCCGACCGTGACGCCGCTCGCGGGGCTGGACAGGGTCACCGTCACCGATGAGGCGGCGGGAGCTGTCAGGCTGATCGTGGTTTCGCCGCTGTTCGGGTTAGCGAAGGAGACGGTGCCGCTCTGGCCATTGGAGGTGGACCACGAACAGCCGCCGTTGAGATAGTCGGCCTGCCAGTCGCGCGTGACCGTCAGCGTGATCGGGTCGCCAGGATCGTAGGTCTGGCCGGGATCGACCAGTTCGATGTTCGGCGTCCGCTCGGACAGCGCGAAGGTGCCGAGAACGCCAGCCACGTCTCCAGCATAGGGAGCGCCGCGAACCGTGACGGTCCAGCGGCCGTCCAGCGCGAAGTCGAACACGGCATAGGAATACGGCTTGTAGCCGATGCCGGTACACATGCCCTCGCGACCGTTGAACTCGAATGGCTGTATCCACTTGGCGTTCTGCCACAGAGCCGAGGTCAGAACCTGGACCATGTTCAGGCCGCCGCCGGTCGAGAAGTCCGTAGCGTCGCCATCGTCCACGCCGCAGCCGTGCAGATCGCCATTGACCAGTGTGACCGGAGGAACGCCCGCCGTGTCGCGGATGAAGTCGCAAAGTTCCGCCCGTTCAGCCGGCGCATAGCGACCGATGCCGGTGTCAGGCCCGCCCGCGTTCTGCCATGCGGTCGGGAAGATCAGCAGGACGTGACGCATCCCGTCCGTTCCGGCCTGCACCAGCGCGTCCTTGATGGCCTGCATGTGTTCAGGCCACCAATAGTCCCCGATCATCGTGTCGGCGTTGGCGTCGAACTGCGAGCGGGTGTCCACGTAGATTTTACGGATGCAGCCCCACGTTTTGACCTGCGTAATGATGGTCTGATCGGGGTCGGTCTCGCCAAGCTCGGCTTGGAGGAACGGATAGTGCGGCAGGGTTTCGCGATAGACCTGACGAGTGACGCGGTTCAGCTCCGCACCGTTCGGCTTGGCCAGACCGCTTTCGTCGCCGCCCGAGTTGTCGTGGTCGTCAAACATGAAAGTGGCCGGGACAACCCGATGGAACCGGGCGACCGAGGCGCACTCAAGATAGGGCCGGGGGAAGGTGCCGCGCTTCTCCCGCACGTCCAGTGAGAGGCTGTCGTCGTAAACGATGTCCCCGATGATGTCGCTGTCGTCCAGAGCATCGAGCATCATGCTCGCATGGCCGAACGAGTAGCGGCTACGGCTCAGGCCGCAGCAGGAGAAAATGGCAGTTCGATAGGTGGCGGGCGTTCCCGGAGCAGGGGCGGTGCCGAACGAGCAGGCCTGATCGTCAAAAGCCGTGCTGTCGATGGTCAGAACCGATTGATAGTCCGTGGCAGGGTCCAGCCCGGTTACGTCGAAATAGACTTGGTGCAGCGTGTCGGACGGGATCACGGGCAGAGCGACCGACGCCTGTGTGCCAGTCCACACCGCCGTAGCCAGATCGCTGGCCTCATAGACGTTGAGAACGACCGAGGCCGAGGCTTTCGTAACCCCCGTGACCATGCGGAACCCGTCGTGGGTCACCGCGCCGACAACCGTGCGGATCGGAGCCTGAAGCACGGCCACGCCATCGGGGCGGCCCGCCATCAGTTCATCCATCAGCCGGGCGCGCTGCGACTGGTTCAGCGGGTCGCTATAGACGACCATCCGCTGAAATCGACCGTCGAAGAAGTAGGGCGTTCCCAAGCCGGGATCACGCCTGCGGAACAGTTCGCGAAGCGTGGTCGTGGAGAAGACCAGATCCGCGTTCAGGGCCTCATCCGCACCGATGACGCCGTTCACGTCCCAAGCGGTGAAATCGCCATCGGTCGTGAAGATCGCGACGTTCCACACCGGCCCGGCCTCAATCAGGGGAGCCGTTGCCGAGACGAAGCCGAAGCTGTTGGTCAGGGTCGCCGGAACGCCCGGCGCGTAGCCATGCACGTCCAGCGCCATGACCGGCGAGATGTTGGCGTTTCCGATCAGGGCGTAGCGGGTGTTCAGGTCCGACTGCCAGACCAACGCGACCGTCATGCTGTCGGAGATCGGCACGTCGACGCCGACGCCGTATTCCCCGCCCGTGACTTGGAGATAGGGGCGGTCGCCATCGACCAGGGCCGGGCGGTAGCCGTCAGGGAAAGTCACATGCGCCGCGCCCGTGCCGAGTTGTTCGACCAGCCCGTCGTCGTCCAGAACCACGTCGTCAGCGGACAGATCAGCCACGGGGGCAGGCAGTGCGTCGGGGGCCAGCGCGCGGCGGGCCGGGACGCTCAGGCCCTTGGCCGGATAGAACCGGATGCGCTTGACGCTCCGCGCCCCGTCAGGCGGCAGGACGCCGAACGTCTCGCCAACGGATTGCCCGTAGAGGAAAGCCTCACCCTCGCCGGTTTCAATCAGCACGTCGTATGCGGCCGGCTCGATAACGCCCGTGATCGTCAGTTCTTCGACTTCGCGCGTCTTGGGGCCGGCGGTCGTGACCAGCGGCTCTATGCCGTAGTCAGAGCCCCGGATCGTCTGGGCGTGGATGCGAATGGTGATGTCCACCGCCACGCCAGCGACTGGCGTGAAATACAGAACCGGCCAGACCGACGTGACATCGTCGCTGGAGATCGGCAGCGTAACCGTCACCGGCTCCACAACATTGATCGCACTGGTCGGGATGGGGTTGGAGGCCGAGAACAGCGGCGACAGAAGCGCGCTGGTCGAGAGGGTAGCGCCCTCATACTCACGCATCTGGAGGCCGAGCGACGTAATGCCCGTCAGGCTCCCGGCCTGCTTCACCATGTGCATGACGAGCGTGGCGTTCTCGTTGTTCGCCCAGCCGGTCAGATAGCCTGCCTGCTCAAGGAATATCCGCCGGGTCGAGGTCGTCGGAGCCGTGCCCGCGATCTGGACGTCCACAAACGGAAGCCCGTCCAGTTCGCCATCCGTCTTGGTGACGGTGAAGTTGGGGGCGTCGGTCGTGTAGCGAGCGCCCGAGCCGCTGGAATAGTGCAGCCCCGTCTCGCCGGTACGGATGAGAACGCCCTGCTCGACCCACTCCGAACCGTCCCACGCATAGCCAAGGCAAGGCTCATCGGCCTCAGCCTCAACCAATGCGCCGTCTGCATCGTAGGAAAGCGCCGTGGTCGGGCGCTCAAACACGAAGCCGTCAGGCAGCGGCAGGCTCGTCAGGTCGAAGTCGTATGTGGCTTCGGGATTGACCCAGGCTGTCGAGTTCAGCAGCGCGCGAGGTATCATCCGAGTTGACCTCCCAGATCAACAACGGCGCTCTCGCCATCTTCGTTCGCCGACACGCGCAGCGAGCCCGCCGAAGGCAGCCCCGATGACGTAAAGGCGTCGGAGATTTGGCGAAGTTCACCACCGCTCTCCGCTGCGAAGGTGATAAGCCCCAAGCCCTCCTGCGCCCACGCGCAGATAAAGTCCTGCGGCAGGTCGTTGGACACGGTGAAGGTGACATCGGTTGCGCTGACAGACGCGACGGTCTTGCCATAGTCAGCGACGGTGATCGTGTAATCACCAGTCACTCGGACGGTAGCCCCTACACCGCCCGCAGCTAGAATATCGCTCAGCGCCTCGCCATTATGGTCGATTTGGTTCGAGCGAACAGGATTGCCGTTGACCCCCACTACCAGGCCTCCCCGGTTTGATTTTTGAGATCGGTGATTTCGAGAGATGCGGACGCGTTCAGAGCCCCGCCGCTATCTTGCAGACCTGCTACAGACAGTGTGTCGCCTGCCGAAAGAGTCAGACTTGTCGTCAGGCGCACCGTGGTCTCCAGACTCGCGGCGGCCCGTTGATCGACGCGATGGTTGCCCGACAGGACCCCGTTCACCCCCAGTTCGGCGCGTCGATCGCCAGTACCGTTCGGGTCGTAGACAACGACGATCGTCACGAGGAAGCGCCCGCTGTAGCGTACCGTGACCGCCGTCGCAGATCCGGCAGATCCTACCGAGGTGCGGAGGAGCATCAGACCGTTGTCCGGCTCCTGGTTGAACGTGAAGAGGGTGGGCGAGCCGCCGTTCGGTAGAGAGACGGGGGCCGTCATTGAGACCTTGGAACGGCCGGTCAGGAAGCCGACCGGAGCATTCGAGATCACGCACCCGCTGGCAACCCAGTCTTCAACCCGGTTGCGATAAGGTCCGACGTTGCCGACCAGCTTGACTCCCGGGTTCTCAGGATCGTTGTACTCGCTGGTCTGGTCGATGAAGGAGTAATCTGTGAGGCCTCCGCCGATTACCCGATGCCGGATAAACCTCACGCCTCGCGGCCACGTCAGATACTCGTCACCAACCTCGATCTTGCCACCCGTGGAAGCGGACAAAGCCGATCCGCCATAGGCATAGCCTGCCTGATCGTAACCCGTCTCCTCGGATATGCAGTCAACAAACCGCACATCGAAAGGCTGGTCCGCTTCCGGGATCGTTCCATCGTTGGTGGACGAAACCACAAAGGCGGTCAGGCCCATGCGGTAAACGTGCAGATTGTTGACCCGGATGCGGGAACCGGTGTTGGCGATCTTGCAGCCGAAGTATCGACCATAGCTCAGGGAGCCGCCGTGGATGGTGACGCGGCCGGCATTCAGATCACCCGAAATGTCGATATGTTGGTCAGCATAGGTGCCGTGAGGCGCGAAGATGTCGATCCCGTCGCCGCCGCTTACTGCCAGCCCGCGCGAATAGGCCCATGCGACCGAGGCTTGCCCGGTCCAGACCGTGCCGATCCGATCCCAACGGGGATAGACCTTCAGGTTCTTGCACTGGATCAGGTGGATGCCTTGCAGCATGTCGTCCGAGGGACGAGCCGTGCCAGGCGTGCCCGCCGTCATGTCGTAACAGTAGGCTTTCAGCATCCCGCCACATCGGGTCAGACGGACGCCCGCACCCTTGCCGAATCCGGTCACCTTCACGTCCAGATCGACTTCCGCAACGTCCGTCAGGTCTATGGCTGAGGCCGTGTCCAGCCCGCCCACGGCCCCGTTGGTCCCGATGTCGACGGTCACCTTGTCCAGCGACACGAACGCGCAGCTTGAGGCGTATAGTGTCTTTCGGGTTGTGGTCGTGCGCGTGTCGAGAAACCGCGCATACATGATCCGGGCATTGGCCACGTTCAGCCCGGTCACCCGATATACGGCGCCCGGTCGGCCCCACACCACCTTGCCGGTGGCAATGGCGGCAACCCAAGCCGCGGTGTCATCGGCAACACCGTTGCCGATCGCCAGGAACATTTCCGGTGTGACGATGCCCGCGATACCGGACGCCACCACGGTGCCGCCCGTGTGCAGCCAATATATGGACTCGCCTACTTCAAGCGGATCGGTGAGCGTAAGAACATTCGTGCCGTTGGCTATGTAGTCGACGTTTGGCCGCTGGTAAGAACCGCCGTTTCGGAGCAGAGTGACGGTCCCGGCGATCGTCACGGGCTCTGAAACTGTCAGCGTGGGCTCTGTACCCGTGGCAGTCCTTGTACCTGATGCGAATGACCCAAGCAGTTCGGACAGGTTCAGCGCGGAACCAAGGCCTTCGATAATCTCGTCGGCTTCAGCCTGAATGTTTGCGAAGAGGTGCGCGACGGAAGGGACCAGACCGCCGTCCGTGGTCACATCGACCGCGGGTCCGCCATTCACGATGCCGTCCAGGCGGTCCATGTTGGTTGCCGTTTTGGCGACCTTCGTCTGGAACTCGGCGGCCGTGGTCATGCAGAATCGTCTCCGGAAGCGAGGCCTCCGGAAGACGACTATCACTAAGCACGGCCTAAATCAACTTGGTGGTGATTTACCCATGCGAGGCTACAGGCGCGTCTTGAAGCTCTCTACCCGCCTCAGACCCACCCCGTCCTTGTTGACCACGATCTCGATGGAGCCGCCGCGACGGTGCCCGGCTTCGATCGTCTCCAGAGGGATCTCGTAGATGTCCAGCGAGAAGCCCCGCCTGACGACGCCCAGAACCACCACGTCCTCGTGCTTGGTTGGGACCGCGAACCGAAGGGTCTCGCCCTCGACCTCGCCCAGTGCGACGTGGATGTCGTACTTGGCGCCGCGGATGATCGCGTGCATGTCGATGACCGGGTCGTCCTTGTCGGGGAATGCCGGGTGACCCCCGTCCATCTGGATGAGACCGGCGACCACGTTGACCGCGCCGTCCACGGAGGCGTTGCGCACCTTGCGCTCGCGCGGCTCAATGTCGGGGTCGACGCCGAGCGACAGCCACGCCATGTCGACTTCGAGCAGTTGGGCGATGAGAACCAGCTTGTCGGGACGCGGCTTGGCCTCGCCCTGAAACCACTTCCGCACCGTCTCGGTCGTGACGGTGACGTTGAAGCGCTTCCCCAACTCTCGCGCGATCCAGCTCTGTCGCCCGCTGTGCTTCGGCGGGATGTGGGGATAGGCGTCACACGCCTGCTCCAGCCGCTTGGCGAACTCAGGGTCGCGGATGACCTTGTAGGGCGACGGAGTCGCTTCGGTCTGACGGGCTTTGCTTCCTGCAACGGCCATTTGCGGCCTCCTCGTAAGTGACGATGTGTCAACTAACAGGTGAAGCCTACTTCCGTTCCGACCCGCGTGTCAAGAAAAGGTTGACTCCGTTTCAACCGAGGACCGAGGAAATGTTCAGCGCGGCCACCCGGCGCGCGGCGTCCTCTGGGTCGCGGACCAGCATGTAGACGCCGCCGGCCGCCTCCCATGCCCGCTGGAAGGCCACCTGCTGCTCACTCTGCTGCCCGGTCGCGTCCTTGACCTCGATCGACAGGGGTCGTCCTACCGAGGCGCCGAGAATATCGCCCGAGCCCGGGAGGCCGTAGGTGATCGGCTGGGCGCCCGAGAGGACCACGATGCCGGACGGCACGGGCGTGGTGGTACCCGGATAGAAGTGGAGGCGCTTGCCCGCCCAGGCCTGACCCGTGTTGTTGCGCCAGGCGATCGTCTCGGGCAGTGCCGTCACCGCGACGAGCGTGTCGTTCTGGATCGCCTTCTCGGAGCGGCCTGTCTTAGCCACGTTTGAACCTCGCTGCATAGCCTGCCCGCATCCCCACCTGCCGGGAGGCCCATGCGTGCGGATTGTCGTAGCCGCGTGCGACGGCCAGTGCTCGGAATTCCGCCTCGCTCTTGCACTCCGACTCCTCGGCCTTGCGCTTCCTGGCTGCGGCCTTCTTCTCCTCGGCCTTGCGCTCCGCTAAGGCTTCACGCTCCAGGCGCACCAGCTCGCCGGCCTGCTCCTTGATCTGCCGCGGCGACGTCGCCTGGGTCTCGCCGCAGCCGGGGCACGCCTTGAGCCGCGACGGATAGGCGCGGTAGCAGGCCAGGCACTGCCGCACCGGGTCCGCGTCGTCGTTGACGCCGGTTGCGGCGAGACCCAGGCGACCGGCTAGGGACCATTCCCGCTCGTCATCCGGGAATCCATGGGTGAACACGTTGGAGGCGTGGTCGCAGATGATCGCGCGCGACTTCCCTTCTGCCGTTCGCAGCGCGCGGCCCGCCATTTGGAGGTAGAGGGACAGCGACTGAGTCCTGCGACCGAGGCCGACGTACACGACCCCCGGCACGTCGTACCCCTCGCCGAGGAGGCTGCAGTTGCTGAGGATGTCGAACTCGCGCTCCCGAAACATCCGGTCGATGCGCTCGCGTTCCTTCGTGGACATTTCGCCGTCAATATGCGCGGCGCGGACGCCAGCGGCCTTGTAGGCATCGACTAGGTGACGGCTGTGTTCGATCGAATGCGCAAAAACGATGCCAGGCTGACCGGACGCGAGGCGTAAATAATGATCGACCATGTCACCGATCAGGTCGGGCTGATCCATGATCGCCTCTGCCTGCTGATCGGTCGAGGCTCCGCTGAGGTCCGGCAGGCTCGGGGCATAGTAGTCGAAGGGTGACAAGAAACCGCGACGGATCAGTTCGGCGGTCGATGGGCCGCAGAGCATGATCTGGAAGAACTCCCCTAGCCCCCTTCCATCTAGACGCTCTGGGGTCGCCGTGAGGCCGATGTGGATGGTGTCGTCGGGGTATGATCGCATCACGTCCGACCAGGTCGCCGAGACGGCGTGGTGGACCTCATCCCACAGCGCGAGACGCGGCGGAAGAACGACGCCAAGTCGCCGGGCGAGCGTGGCGATGCCGCAGAGCAGCAGACCAGCGTCAATGTCCATTGGCTTGTCGGAGGCGACGAAGCTGTGTCCCAGGCCCGCTGCCGCGAACGACTTGCTGGTCTGCTCGATCAGCTCCTTGCGATGGACGACGAACTGAGCAGTGTCGGCGCCGCCGATCAGCGCCTTAGCGAGGTGCGTCTTACCCCCACCCGTTGCGAGTTGCACCAGAATGCGCGTGTAGCCTAATCCGATCGCTCGGACGATCTGGTGCAGAAGGTCGAACTGGTAGTCATGCGGCGGAGGCCGGAGCCGGTCGAAAAAGCCGGGGTCAAACGGCGGGTCCCAGATAGGGGGGTAGAACGGCAGCGCCGCGCGCAGAGCGAGACGGTTCATCTCGGACGCTTCGCCCATCGACGAGGACGCCGGTTGTTCGCCTGCTCGACCTGAGTCGCCCATCGGCAGTTTTCGGGGGAATAGCCCGCGTCGTTGTCGTTGCGCTCAATCGTGAGACCGCGCGCATACCCAGTAGCCTCAGCCCACTCGACGAACGCGTCGACTCCGAGCCAGGCGTCGCAAATAGTGATGCCGCGCTCGCCGTATAGTTCGTAGTCAGGGTGGTCAGGATTGTTGCATCTTTGCAACATCTGCCGATGCACGTCATACAGGGGGTGGCGGCGTAGCCCGTGTGTCTTGTTCTTGTGGCCGGTCGACGCCTTCACCTGTTTGCAGCAGTCATGGCACTGTGGGATTGAACCTGCCTTTGCCCGGTGGCGCATCCCTCTAGTGTTACGGATCTCAAGCCGACCGCAGTCACACTGAACGGTCCAATCGCTCCCCTCGACTTGGGCGAGTACGGTGAACTTGCCTATACGCTCACCCTGGCAGTTCGAGCGAGCCATCACACGCCCACCGCGAAGTAGGCCATGGCCGACCACTTGGCGAGGCGGAGTGGTCGGATCTTCTCGGGGCGCCGGTCGAAGCCGATGTCCATCAGCTTTTCGCGCGCCTCAACGATGTAGCGGTCGTAGTCAATGTCGACCGGCAACGCGCCGTCTTCGGGCAGGTTCATCAGTGGCCGGGCACCGTCCGACTTCGATACGCGCTTGTGGTTGCCAGTCGTCGCGTGGGCGGTCTTGTAGAAGATCTCGTCGCCGTCCGTGGAGTAATAGAAACGCACGACCTTGCCGAGATACTGCCCCCGCCAAGTCCCGCCGCCCGCGACGTTCACCACGGTGACGAAGTCTCGAAGGTCAGTGCAGGTCCGGATTGTGTTCTCCAGGGGCGTTCCGTCGCGGATGAAGGCGATGACCGCGAGCGCGACCACCTCGGCCGCTGGGTTCTTCGTCAACTGGGTGCGGATGTCGTTGTCATGGCGACCCGTCCAACCCTTACCCTTGACTTTCACCTTGCCGCCCGGCTGGAACGCGTAATAGCTGTTGACGCTCTCGTTGTAGAGCGACAGGTACTCGGTCGCCTCCAGCTCGAAGCCGGTTTCACCCTCCCATTCCGCCACAAGATCGGCGAGGACCCCTTCCATGACGCGGGACTTCTCAATCGGTCCGGCCATGTCGCGCGGACAGCGGAACACCACGCCGTCTGTGTTGCCCGAGACGACCTCAATGCCAGCAGCTTCGGCTCGCTCGATCAGCATCAGCAGAGCAAGCTGGCCGCCCAGGGTGATGGCGATCATCAGATGAGGCGCGTACAGCACGGAATACGGCGACCCCAGCTTGCCGAAGGTGCCGTTCAGGGCAATCTTCAGCCCCTTGTCCTTGGTCTTGCAGGCCTCCAGTTCACGGTCGAGCGCGACGTATCGCTTCTTGATCGCGTCCTTCGCCTCAGCACTGTCGGCCTTCTGCTCACGCAACGCCGGCAGGTCAACATCTTTGATTTCTTGAGCACGGCGCTTCGCCATCACGCGCTCGTCGCGGATCTCGCGATAGACGTCGATGAACTCGCGTCCCAACGCGCGCGGGTACAGGCCGGCGTTCAGAATGATGGCCGGATAATATGAGGCCACGTCGAAGTCGATCAGCACATGGTCGTCGTCGCTATGGACGGCGCGGTTCTTCTCGGTCGAGTGCAGGCCGCCGATCCCCATGGCGTACTCGGTCTCGCCGATGGTCAGGGTCGATTCTTCTTCGAGCCATCGCGGCGCCTGGACCTTCCCGTCAGACTTCACGATGAACTCGCTGGTGCGGATACGCTCCAGCAGCGCCTGCAACTGCGGCGTCTCGAACTTCAGCCATTCTGGTGGGCGATAGGGGAATGTCGTTCCGGCCGGCGTGACCACCTTGGATACGCGTTCGCTGCGGACCTGCTCGACGCGCTTCTTGATCATGCCCTCACCCATCTGGGCGTCACTCTTGGACATGAAGTTCAGGCCGAAGTCGGCGCCGATCGCCCGGCGCATCTCCATCGCGTCCATCAGGCTGTCGAGCAGCAGGTGCGTGTTCTGCAGGTCGTTGCCCATGTAGGAGAGGACATCGTCCATCTCCTCCTCGGTCAGCTCCGTGTCAGGTTCGTAGGGCAGATCCTGCATCAGCGGGGCGTGCAGTCGCCCGGCCAGGGTCTTCAGCGAGGCGCGGGCGTTGGGTTGCGGCTCCATCAGATCGACGATGTTGTTCTGCCATCCACGCGGAATGTTGACGTCGTCGATCTCCCAGTGCTTCGCGTTGCCGAGGATGATCCGGTCGTTCAGTGACTTCAGTTGAGCATTGCCGAAGCCGTCGATCACGGCGGCCGCGACCATCGGCATGTCGTAGTTCAGGAAGTTGTAGCCGACGACTGTGAAGCCCTTCATGAGGCCAGCGATGCGGTCGCGACCCTCCTGGGTGAGCGGCTTGCGGCGGCTGTGCTCGAAGACCAGCGTCTTGCCGTCGCTCATGCGACGGAAGCCTGCGGACCAGAAGTTCGGATAATTTTCCGTATCGGAGATCAGCGTGCGGGCGGGGTCGAAGGTCATTCGTCTGACGTCACCTAAATAGTGATACCCCGCCGACGCGAACGCCAGCGGGGCTCACGTCGATCAGCCGAGGGGGTCGTCGATGCCGGCGGCGGCAGCCGGAGCGGCAGCAGTCTCGGTCTCGTATTCCTCGCCGTCCTCCTCGTCGAAGGCGGCCTGGGCGTCCACGCGCTTGCCACCCAGTCGGGTGCCGTGTTCGACGAACTTGATCGCCTCCAGCGAGCAGTTGATGCGGTGCGGCAGGTTCTTGCCGTTCGCGCCCTTACCCGTTCCGTTATATGGATAAATTTGAATGATGACGTCGCAGATCGCGCCGCTATAAATCAAATCGTCCGACTCCTTCAGGATCGGGAACGCCGGCTTGCCGTCGACCACGGCCGTCTTGCGCGGGCCGAGGATCTGCACAGGGTGCTTCTCCAGCAGTTCGCGCGCGGCGGCCTCCTTGGTCTTGGCCTTCAGGTAGCGCTTGGCCGAGACGTACATCATCCCGGCATAGCCGTCCCAGCGGGCCTTCTTGACGCCGTCGTCGTCCGTGATCTCGCCGTCCTGCAGGCAGAGGCGATCCGCGGGGATGACGGGGGCGTTGTCACCCCATTCGGCGAAGCGGGCCAGCTTCATAGCTTCCTTGATGGCGCCGACGTGGGCCTGGCCGCGCTCGGTCTCCTTGGCCAGCAGGACGCTGGTGGAGACGTCGAACTTGTCGATCGGGTTGCCGTCGTTGTCCTCGGCCTGGCGCGCTTCCCAGACGTCCGCGAAGGACAGGGGGACGCGCCGCAGCTTCAGTTCGACGTTCTTGCCGTTCTGCTTCATCTCGAACGGCGGCAGTTGGTTGGGGGTGCTCACTTCTCGTCTTCTCCAGCTTCTGTTTCTTCGTCATCGAAGGCCATGACCGGTAGCGCCGGTCGCGCATCCTCAAGGGGGACCATGGATTTACCCGCCTCGCCTGGCACGATGTGCGCGGCGATCTTGGGATAGTCCTCCTTGGAGACCTGCTTACCCGCCTGTGCGGCGGTTATCAACTTTTTGGTGAAACTTTTCTCACCGAGAACCGGCACCAGCGCCGCCTCGGCATCCTTCTCGGACTTCCAAGCGTCGCGCTTGCCCTTCTGGGTGTCCTTGACCGCCTTGCGTCCCGGCGTCGGGCGCCCGGCGAGGAAGTCTTCCAGTTCGGCAGCTTCGAGCTGATCCAGCCAGGTGGTGATCATCTTCTTGTGGGACAGCACGAAGCTGCGCTGCTCGGGCGACAAGGGGCGCGTCGTCAGGGCCGTGACCTCGGGCTCCTCGTCGAACTTCGCGCCGATCAGTTGGCGGTTGAACGCCTCGTAGGTCTCGCAACCGCCGTTCTTGTGCAGCTTGGCCTTGCAGAACGCACACCCCTTCTCGCTGGCGACGCGAGGCGGGTTTGGCTGCTGCGTCGCCTCGGCGCGCTCGCGCAGCCACTCGCCGGCAGCCAACATCGTCTCCAAATCCGTTTCCCAGACCCCTCCCCCGCCGGAACAGCGCGGCTGGTCGATTTCGAGGACGAAGCGAACCGGCGCGTCGCCGACGATGGCCTTGGCGACGTCGTTCCAGAAGCCCAGGCCGTAGAGGATGGTCTGCAGGTTGTCGCGGGGGTAGACCGGCCAGCGGCCCCACTTCAGGTCGATGATGTAGATCCACCAGACGCCGTCGATCAGCACCAGGACGGCGCGGTCGAGGGTCCCGAACTGCCCGGTGATCGTCCACGTCGAGATGTCGACACGGCGCTCCCCGAAGAACTGTCCCCCGAGCGCGCGGACGCGGTCGAGCCCGCGTTGCAGCAGGCGGGCGTCCTCGTCGGTCCAGGTGAACTCCCAGATGGTCGGCTCGGTGACGCTCTCCCACTCGCCCGCGGCACGCTCGATCAGCTTGGTCTCGACGCCGGGGATCTTGGTCGTCATGCCCACGAAGTCAGTGGCGTCCATGCCCAGGGTGAGGCAGAGGTCGCTGATCGCGTGCGCCGCAGTGCCCTCGGCGGCGGGCCACGAAGGTTCGTCGGGGAGACCGCGCTGTGCGTTGATCGAGTCCGGGCACGTCGCCCAGCGTTCGGCCGCGGAAGGTCCAAGCGGCGCGTGTGCCGGTTCGTCGTCAAGCCGTTCGTCGCTCAAAGCTCGTGTCCTCGGTTCAGGCGCTGCTCACGCGCCAAGACGGCGCGCAGGTCGATGATCTTGTCGCCCGCCAGGGCGATGCGCCGATCCCGTTCGGCGGGCGTCAGGTCTTCCATCGTCGTGGCGAGGGCAGCCGTGTCGTCGGTGCGGACGGGATCGGCGCAGGCGTGCATCAGGCGGTCGCAGCCCGCATCTCGGCGAACTGCCGGGCGACGCTGTGGAGGTGCTTGAACGGCGACGTGTTCGCGCGAGCCGCGTTCGCTTCCTTCCGGCGTGCCGCCCTGTCAGCCACGGCCTTACGGCTGGAAACGACGCCGGGGTTGGTTCGGAAGGCGGCTCGCGCTGCCTTGTCGGCGTCGCGTTGAACCTGCGCCCGAGCCTTCTTCGCCGCCTTGCGGACGGTCAGGCGGACCTGCGGGCGCATGAAGCTGCTCGGAGGCAGCGGGGTCGAGAACAGGGCGTCCAGGCGCGCACGGGCGAGCTGCTGGCCATGACCGACGATGTAGTTGGTGAAGGCGGGGATGGGCGTGGCGTACTGATCGAAGGTCATGCCGGTCTGACGGCGTTCCACCTGCGGTTCGAGACGCCCGGGTACGGGATCGCCGAACTTCAGGAAGCGGCGGGCTTTGGATTCGCTCATGGTCTTGGTCCCTGTGATCGAGAAAGGCTCTCGGGAGGATGGCGGCGGCCCGGTCTTGCACCGGCCTCGCTGGTCTAGCGTTGACAGGCTGCTGTTCGTCGCCATCCACCGGAGAGCCCCGGCCGCCGAAGCGACCGAGGTCCCGGCTGTCGTCAGCCCAGCGGGTCTTCGACGGCGGCGGCCGGGGCGACCGGGTCCGTCTCGAAGTCGTAGGCCCCGGCGAAGTCGACCGGCAGGTCGAGCGTCTTGCGCAGGATGAAGTGGCGAGCCTTCTTGCGCTGCACGTCGTCGAGCACGGAGTCGGCGCCGGTCAGCTTGCCGGTCAGGCCGAAGCTGGCGACGATCGAGGTCAGCCACTGAGCGCATTCGGTGCGCTTCGGGATGTCCTGTCCGGTCGGGTCGACCTGCTTCATCCAGTTCAGGGCGGCGCCCTTCACGTCGTCGTCGGAGATGTTGCGGCCGGTCGACGCCGCGGCGGGCTCGACGACCGGTTCGGCGGCGGGGCCGGACACGGGCTCGGCGGCGGGGCCGGAGGACGTCTCCTGGGTGGCGGCGGGCTCGGTCGGCGCGTCGGCCTTCCTGGTGCGGGCGGCCTTGGGCGCTTCGATCTTGTCGATGGCAGCCTGCTGACCGGCGACGACGCGTTCCAGCAGGTCGCTGTTGCGGTTGCGGGAGGCGGTGTCGGCGAGGATTGCCGCGAGAAGGGCTTCAAAGATGCCCGGGGCTTGGGTGGTCATGGAGAGAGGGTCCCTGTGATTGATGGCGACCGCCGGAGCGGCGTGTCCTCACTATCTATGCACACCCAAATCGCAGTTTCAACCCCATAGTGATACGAAATCACTACTGTGTTGACGCCTCGGTAAAGGCGGGCTAGGGTCACCTTCACATCGCCGATGCCCTCTGGAGCGCAGCACTCGCATGACCACCGCCACCGCCGACTTCACCACCGGACCGCTCTACGCGAAGGCGATCCATTTCCTGCCGATCTATGTGCAGGACCCCTTCAGCGCGAAGCCGACGCTCAACGTGAAGCGCCTCATGGAGGCGACCGGCAAAAGCCACGAGGCCGTCTACAAGTGGTTCCGCAAGAGCGTGCTGACGCCCGAGAACGCGACCGCGCTCGTCGCGCTGGCCAACTCGCCCGAGAACGTCGAGATCCTGAAGCGCCTCGACCGCACCCCGCCCACCATCCAGGACTTCCACGAGTTCGTCTTCGGCGCCTGACGCTTAACCACGCCTCGTCCGCGGGGCCTTTTCAGGCGTTGGAATGACCACCGAAGCACACGACAGCCATGTCTTGAGCGCCATCGCGCCTCTCCGTGAGGCCGGGTTCGCATTGCATTGGCTGCACCCTCGCAAGAAGCGCCCGATCGGCAAGGACTGGCAGCACCGCTCCGTCCCGTCGCTCGAAACGCTGCACTCGATGCACCAGCCCGGCAACAATCTCGGCGTCCGCCTGGGCGAGCCGAGCCTGACGCCCGCCGGCTACCTGCATCTCCTCGACATCGACATCCGCATCCCCGACCTGGCCGACGAAGCATGGGCCGCGCTCCGCGCGCTGCTGCCCGCCGTCGACCTGACCGCGCTGCCGTCCGTTGTCTCCGGCTCCGGCGGCGAGTCGCGCCACCTCTACTTCGTCACCGAGCGCCCGTTCGGCAGCAAGGTGCTGCTGACCTCAGAGGGCAAGCATCGCCGCGAGGTCATCGACCCCGAGACGGGCGAGGTGAAGCAGAAGTGGTCATACGACTGGGAAGTCGAGATCTACGGCACCTCCAAGCAGGTCGTCCTGCCGCCGAGCATCCACCCCGACACCGGCAAGCCCTACACCTGGGAGCGGCCGTTCGACTTCCTCCTGATGGACCTGGGCATCGCGCCGTCCATCCCGGCCGCCACCATCGAGGGTCTGAACGTCGTCGAGGCCGCGACCTACGCGTTCGAGACGCGCGAGCCGCTGAAGTTCTCGCCCGGGCAGTTGGAGCGCGAGCTGGACGTCATCAACGTCAGCGACCTGCACTACGACGACTGGATCAGGCTCGGCCAGGCGCTGCACCACCAGTTCGGCGGGTCCGCCGAGGGCTATGACCTCTGGGTCCAGCACACCAAGCGCTCGACGAAGTTCACAGGCGAGTCCCAGCTCCGCGAGATGAAGCGCATCAAGTGGCGCTCCTTCGGCAAATACCGCGGTCAGCCGGTGACGATGGCCACGATCCGCCAGTGGGCGCAGCAGGCCCGCATCGCCGACCTGCGCGACGCCTTCGACGAGGAGGACGACTACGAGGCGGAGACCGAGGCCGAGGTCGACCCGCTCGCCGACGTGCTGGGCGACACCAAGCCCGCGCCCAAGGCGATCGACGACCTCGACGAGTTCACGGGCGGCCAGGGCGGCGAGACCGCGCACCCGGCGGCCGGCGACTGGATGTCGCTGCTGGACCTCACCGAGGACGGCGCCGTCAAGAACACCCAGCACAACGCCGACCTGATCCTGCTGCACGATCCGCGGCTGACCGGGCTGGCCCAGATCAACGAGTTCACGCAGGAGACGGTCCAGCGGACGCCGCCAGGGCGCAAGCCCGGTCGCCGCCGGCCCGGGCCGAAGACGACGCGCCAGCTTGAGAGCCGCGTCTGGGGCGTCAAGGACGTCCTGAACGGCGAACTGTGGTCGGACGACCGCGACACCGCCATCCGCTCGATCATCGACGCCCCGAAGACGCAGGGCGGCTACGGCTACAAGATCAGCCTCGACCACCTGCGCGCGGCCGTCGTCAACTCGGCGCACCACCACTCCTTCCACCCCGTGCGCGAGTACCTGGACGGGCTGACCTGGGATGCGACGCCCCGGGTCGAGGGTCTGTACGTCGACTTCCTCCGCGCCCCGGACGACTCCTATCACCGCTCCGTCGCGCGCCTGATGATGGTCGCCGCGGTCACCCGCATCTACGAGCCCGGGCACAAGTTCGACTTCGCCACCATCCTCGAAGGCCTGCAGGGCAAGCGGAAGTCCACCTTCATCCAGGTGCTCGGCCGCCGCTGGTTCGCCGAACTCGACGGCGACTTCCACGACACCAAGCAGATGATCGAGTTGATGCAGGGCGCCTGGATCATGGAGATCCCCGAGCTGACCGGCTTCGGCCGCGCCGACGTGCGCGCCATCAAGGCCTTCATCAGCCGCCAGAAGGACCGCGCGCGCCTGGCCTATGCCCGGCGGGCCGGCGAGTTCCCGCGGCAGTGCATCTTCATCGGCTCGACCAACGACCGCGAGTACCTGAAGGACGACACCGGGGGCCGCCGTTTCTGGCCCGTGGAGTGCTGCCTGGGCGAGGATGAGGAGATCGACACCGACCGCCTCGACCTCGCGGCCGATCAGCTCTGGGCCGAAGCGGTCCACCTGTACCGCGAGATGCGCGTCGCCAAGCCGCACGGCACCCTGCCCCTGTATCTCCAGGACGCCGAAGCCCGCTCGATCGCCGCACGGCTTCAGGAATCGCGCAGGGTCGAGAGCCCCGACGACGTGCTCGCCGGCAAGATCGCCGAATGGCTGGACCGCCCGATGAGCGACGGCGGCTTCGACGACGAGGGCGGCCTGCGCAACGAAACCTGCAGTGCCCAGATCTGGGTGGAGTGCCTGAACGGCGATCCGCGGGCGTTCAAGAGCACCGAGCAGGGCATGGTCAACCGCGCCATGATGCGGGTGCCGGGCTGGAGCGGGGACGGGTCGCAGATGCGGTTCAAGGTCTACGGCAAGCAGCGGGTGTTCTACCGCGGCGGTGAGGCCGGGAAGTTCGAGCGCATGGGTCTCGCCGACATCCTCTCCTAAGACAATCGGCGCCAAATCGGAGGCCCGGATTCAGTCGAGTCCGGGCCTTTCGCTTGTGCAGTTTTTCGGCGGATTCTCAGATTTCCCGACTCGTTCCGGGTTTCGTTCCGGGTTTCGTTCCACCCCAAACCCCAGTCATAGCGGGCATTTGCGGGGTGCCTGGAACGAGAGTCACGGTGGAACGAGCGATTCCCATAAACCTCTCGTGAGCCCCCTCGGGGGTCTACCAGTGGGCCTGCCGTAAGGCTTAGGAATCCATGACCCTGCTGTTTATCTATGAGAAGTCTCTAGTAATAGGGTGTTCCACTGTTCCACTGTTCCAAAGCGTCAGAATAGTGTGCATTTACAGTGATTTAGTGAGGATATTGGGTGGAACGAGGAAAATCGGCGCTCGTTCCACCGTTCCAGGGCAGATGTGCATCGGGGAGGTCGCGCCTAAGATAAATGGGCTTCCTAGTGCATTTTGAACACTCTGAACCAACGGG